CTGGTGTTGTGAAAAATGAAAAAGGAGATGCTCTAGTGGGGGCGTCAGTTGAAGCAATTCACCAACCTACAGGTTCGGTATATCGCTCAACTACAAACAAAGTTGGTACATTTACCATTCCTGCTGTGCGTCCAGGTGGTCCTTATGTGATTAGTGTTTCTAACGTTGGCTACAAAAAACAAGAACTCACTGACATCAACACAAACCTCGGTATTACAACTACCTTGGAAATCGTGTTGATTTCTGATGTTAAGACCTTGTCTGAAGTAGTTGTCGGTTTAAACAGAAACAACACATTCAGTAAGGATAGAACTGGCGCGTCTCAACAGTTTGGTAGAAGAGAACTTACTTCAGTTCCCATCACAGGTGCTAGAACTATTGACGGAATCACCAAGTACAATCCTATGGGTGATGGTCGTTCGTTTGGTGCTGCTGATAGTAGATTAAATAATTTCACTATCGACGGTTCCCAATTCAACAACGGTTTTGGTCTTGGTTCTTCAGCACAAGCTGGTGGTAGAACAGGTTCCACCGCTATTTCTTTAGATGCGATTGACCAACTTCAAATCAACGTAGCACCGTTTGACATTCGTCAAAGTGGTTTCGTTGGTGCTGGTATCAACGCAGTCACAAGAAGTGGTACAAACAAAATTGATGGTTCTTATTATCAGTCAAGCAGAGACAACGTTCGTTATGTTGGAAACAACGCAAAAGGAACTACCGTAACTGCTTCGAAGTTCGAAGAAACTATGAGAGGTTTCAGACTTGGTGCTCCGATTATTAAGAACAAATTGTTCATCTTCGGAAACTACGAAACTTTGGAGAGAACTGAACCAGGCACAACTTGGATTTCAACAGGTTCTCCTCTCACAGGGTCCCAAGTATCAAGAGTTACATACTCTGATATGAAGACACTTTCTGATTACATGAGAACAAATTTTAATTATGAGACGGGTCCTTGGGAAGGGTACAACAATGCTAACAAATCTGAGAAATTTCTCGTAAGAGCTGACTGGAACATTAACGACAAACACAAGTTAACTGCTCGTTATGTTTGGCACAACTCTGACGCAGAAATCAACATCTCAAACTCTCAGTCAGCAGGTGCTGGAAACAGAACCACTCAATTCAACGCAATGTCATTTAAGAACAGTGGATACATCATTATGGACAACACTCGTTCAAGTGTATTTGAATTGAATAGTAAGTTTTCTAACACATTACATAACAACTTAATTGTTGGTTATGACAAACAAATTGAGAACAGAGCATATCTTTCACAAATGTTTCCAACTATTGACATTATGAATGGTAATGCGACTTACACATCAGTAGGTTTCGACCCATTCACACCAGGAAACAAGTTGGACTATAACACTTTCCACATCACAAACAACTTGACCAAATTTATGGACAAGCACACCGTGGTTGCTGGTGTTAATTTTGAAAAATATCGTTCTAACAACTTATTCTACCCCGCTTCAAACGGTGTGTATATCTTCAACTCGATTGCGGATTTCTACACAGCGGCTAATCAATCTTTAGCGAATGGTGGTAGACCTTCTACACTCGCACCAGCAAGATTTCAGTTGAGATATTCAGCTCTTCCTGGTGGTATCGAACCCATGCAGGTGTTGAAGACTTCACGTCTTGACCTTTACGTTCAAGATGAATATCAGTATACTCCAAATTTGAAGCTCACAGGTGGTCTTAGAGTTGCTGTAATTGGATTCGAAAATACCGCAATTGAAAACACAGCAGTAACTGCTATGACTTTCGCTGGTGGTGAAAAATTCAACACAGGAGTTCTTCCAAAGACACAACTTTTGTGGGAACCAAGATTTGGTTTTAACTACAACCACAAAGGTCAGAGCAAAACACAAGTAAGAGGTGGTACAGGTATTTTCACAGGTAGACCTCCTTATGTGTTTGTATCAAACCAAGTAGGAAACAACGGTGTATTGACAGGATTTATTGATGTATCAGGTGCGGCAGCGGCGAACTACGGTTTCACTGCAAATCCAAATCAATACTTTATCCCTTCAACACCAACACTTCCTTCTACTTTTGACTTAGCATTTACAGACCCAAATTATAGATTCCCTCAAGTATGGAAATCTAACTTGGCTGTAGACCAAAAATTACCTTTCGGTTTTATCGGAACTATTGAATTACTTTACAATAGATTCTTAAATGCTGTTCATTATTACAACGCAAACCTTGACGTTTCTGTTGGAACTTTACAAGGTCCTGACAAAAGAGCTCTCTTCGCAAGAAACGATGCTGGTGTCAGAGTAAATGACAACGTATCTATGGCTGCTGTATTAACAAACAGAAATGGTGCTAACTTCCGTTCAGCAACTTTTGAACTTAAATACCCAGCACAAAAGGGTCTTTGGGGTTCTATGGCTTGGACAACCTCTATGGCTAAAGATTACATGAGTGCGGGTTCAATCGCATCAGGTTCTTGGCAGAGTGCTAGGTCAATTAACGGAAATAATGACTTACCTCTTTCATTCTCTGATAACTGGATTCCAAACAGATTTGTTGGACTTCTCGGTTACAAGATTGAAAACGGTGCGAAAAAAGGTGCTGGTGCTACAACAATCACTTTGGGTTATGTAGGACAACAAGGTAATCCTTTCGGTTATTTCGTAGCTGGTGACCTTAACGGTGATAGAGTAAACAACAACGAAATGATTTTCGTTCCTCAAAAAGGTTCTGACATCAAATTTGCATCTTTCACAGCATCAGGAGTAAGATTACCAAATGGTACTCTTGGAAGTTACACATTCACAGAAGCTGAACAACAAGCAGCTTTTGAAGCTTACATCGCTCAAGACAAATACCTCTCTACAAGAAGAGGACAATACGCTGAGAGAAACGCTTCTACAATCCCTGTTCTTCACAGATTTGACCTTTCAGTTCAACAAGATTTCGTAGTAAAAGTAAAAGGTATCAACAACAATTTCCAAATTCGTTTAGATATCCTCAACTTCGGAAACATGTTGAATAATGATTGGGGTGTTTCTCAAAGAGCAACAAACCCAGCTATTCTTAGCTATTCATCAATCAACACAGCAGGTGAACCTGTTTATAGATTATCTACACAGAGAAACTACGACGGTTCAACTTCACTTATCAAGGACACTTATCAGTGGAACTCTTCTGTGTTTGACGTATGGCAAGCTCAGTTAGGTTTAAGATACACATTCGGAAACTAATTTCATTCCGCAGTTTTATAGAACCCTCACCTTATGGTGGGGGTTTTGTATTTATAATAAAATATATTATGAAAAAACTACTATTACTACTTGCGATGTTGGGATTAGGAACAACATCATTCACTCAGAAACTTCATAGAGGGAAAGCACTCACAATTGTTGAGGGAAAATTTGCTTTTTGTGGGGCTTCTTCTGCTAAGGCAACGGGTAAAACTATTACTGTGGAAGGTAAAAAGTTCTTAGAGGGTGTTGCGATTTGTCCTGTTATGGATGGTCCTTCAGTAGCAAACAAAATCTTGGTTCCGAATCCTTCACTTACACCTGATGGAACAGATAAAACTGTTTGGTCTTATTTTTGGTATTATGACAGTGTCCCTCAAGCACCAACTTGGGAAAATTTACCAACGGTAAATAGAACATTCGTAATATCTAAAGGACCTAAAGGTGGAATGAGTAATATGTGGTGTATGCCTTGTGTTGTATTACCTAATAAGGTTAATGGTGTAACACTTGCAGAATGTTTTGGTCCACTTAATGAATTAGCGTTTCCGATGAGAAGAGCATTACGAGCTCATCCAGGTGAAACATCTGTAACTCAGGCACCTGTGGGGTCTTCATATCCTGTAGGAACAATTATTCCTGTAAACGCACTGAGTGAACTAAAGAAAAAAAAATAAAACATAAAAAAAGACAATATGAGAAAATTATTTAGAAGTCAGATAGATAAAAAAATTGCAGGAATTTGTGGTGGACTCGGTGAGTATACAAATATAGACTCTACACTTTGGAGATTGATATTTTTAGCTTTGATATTTGCACCAGTACCAATTATTTTCTTTTATTTATTAGCTTGGTTAGTAATACCTAAAGATAACTCACTTATAGGACAAAAAATATGAAAGAATTACTAAAAGATATTAAAACACTCGTTCTTAAACACAAATGGACAATCCTGTGTGTTATAGTTATTACCTACTTGATAATTGATTGGAAAGATATCAAACAAGGTTTAATAGACGGATGGTCAAATAAATGAATTTAACCCTCATCTAACCGTGAGGGTTTCATATTTATAGAAAAAACTATGTGGCAAGCAAATGTAACAATCGTTAATAACACCGAATACAATTTAACAATTGACGGTGTAGGACCCGGTAATACAACCATCGGTTCAAATACACAAACTTCTTGGTCTTCAGAAGAAGTCCATAACACCAAATCATTATTATTTTGGATTACTCCAAATGTATGGTACATGCAGGGAAACTGTTCATTCGGTCCTGAGGCGGGGGTATATGTCGACAGAGGATGGATGGCAGATGACGACCAAACAATCGAGATGACTGCTGTCGCAAATGGAAAATCTTGGACTCAATCCCAAAATGGTGGTGAAACTCTTTTAGCATGGAACGAATTTGAACAAGGCGGTAACATTTCGTTAACCTTCAACAAAAAACAATAATTTACCTTTCCATAATTTGACTTAGATTTTTAATCTAAAATTTAAAATTATGAGTATTATTACAATTATTGGTTGGGTCTTATCAGTTATGACCTCTTTGTTTCTTTTAAAAGGAGCTGTAGATAAATTACGTGGGACTGAAGAAATGGTTGGTAATTTTGCCTACATGAAGTTAGAAAAATATAGACTTCACACAGGTGTTGGAGAATTACTTGGAGCGCTTCTTTTGTTGATTCCTGTAACCTCACTTTACGGTGCGATTTTGATTGCCTGTTTCATGAGTGGAGCGGTTGCTTTACATCTTTCTTTGATGGGTGGGGCTAAAACTAATTTTCCTATGTTAGTTGGATTAACGGCTGTTTTAGGTTATATTTTAAGAACACTCTAAAATCAATATTATGTTCATCGATTACGAAAGTCCGAAAGTAACTTCAAAAATTGTTTGGTTTCCTGGCGAAACTGAAGATGGAAAAAAATTCACAGTTATTGGAAATTGGGATGAGTGGGACGATTGGTCCGCTGACCCCGATTCAATTATGTGGGATGATGAAGAAGGTACCGAAGACGAAAAACAAGAAATTATCCATAACTTTTTGAATGAAATGAATGGTTAAATTCAAACCCTCCAAAAGAGGGTTTTTTTTGTAACAAAAATTTACTATCTTTGTTACACTATGAACAAATTAGGGTCGATAATTTTTATTCTCACGGTTTATCTTTTTTCTCAGGCATTCACCTTCTATCAACTCCAAGGTCATCTTTGGAGTAAATGGATTAAGAACAACCCATTTCTGATGACTTTACTTGGTGTCCCTGTTGGGTATATGGTAATTTTAGCAAGTCGAGAAATGGTTAGCTTGTACAATGGAGAAACTTGGCCAAATCGTATTATTGGTTTCAGTATTGGTGTTATTGTATTTAGTATTATGGCTTGGCTAATATTGAAAGAACCGATGACAACAAAAACTTTAATTTGTTTGTCTCTAAGTTTTGTTATACTTTTGATTCAATTGTTCTGGAAGTAAAAATATGGTCCCGTAATTCAACGGATAGAATGACAGATTTCTAATCTGTACATAGAGGTTCGATTCCTCTCGGGACTACCATTGTCAAAGGGAGATTTATATCTCCCTTTTTGTATATTTATACCATATGAAGTTTTTCAATATTTTATTGAAGGAGGGTAGAAAAGAAGACCTGAAAAAAAAATACACAGATAAGTTCAAAGAATGGCCCAACACTCTAGATTTTATTCTTGGTATTTCTGACCTAATTGATTTCAATCACAAGTATACAGATTTTGTTTTAAAAAACCTACGACCAAACTCATCAACGGATGACATTGAAGACGTTGTAGAATTGGTTAAAGATTTTGATAAATATTCAAGTCAATTCCCAAAAAAAGACATTAATCAATATAACTCTTTGAGTGAACTCAGAAGTTTAGTAGAATTTGTTAGAAACAAAAAAAGGGACAAAGAATTAGAAAACCAAACAGAAAAAATTTACGAAGACGATGACTTTTTAGTCATTGTTCCAAAAACTCAGGGAGCGTCATGTAAGTACGGCTCAGGTACTAAATGGTGTGTAACTCAAAGAGGTTCAGGACATTTCGACAGATATACAAGTGGGAGAAAAGACCTTTATTTTATTATAAGAAAGAAAGGAACTCAAAAAGAAAAACATTATAAAGTAGCCATTCATTTCGATGAAAACGGGAATCAAACATGGTGGGACGCACAAGACAACGCAATGAACGTTGGACAAGTAGAATTATTCAAAGAATATTTCCCTGACCTATACGATGCTGTTGTGATTAGTAACGCAAAAAAAAGGCAACCTAATACCAAAATGTTGGATGAAGTATTCAGTGTTTATGATACAGAATTTTATGTTGACGAAAACTTCGAAAACTCAGGTAAGATATTACGTTTACAATGTGATGGTTTCGAAATTATTCCTGATATGGATGAACGAGCAATTGGAAGGTTGACGATAAGCTTAGATGATGATGAGATTGATAAATATGATATTTTTGTTTCCTACGGTATTAAAGACTTCAACAATTGGTACACCTCAGTGGGTTTTAGTGATGACGAAGAGAATATTAAATTTGACTTAGAACTTTATAAGTGGGGTTATGAGTTTACGTCTAGGATACTTTTCAATGAGCCAGAGGTTATGAGAAATATTTTTATCAAAAACTTGTTTAGTACTGTTGAAAGGAAATTACGCCAAAATACGGAGTTCATCAAATTTGTTCGGAATATTTCAGGTCCAGTTTGGACACCTAGAAGACTCAGTTATGGTTATACTTTCGGGAAAAACAAAGGACTCATAAAAAAACTTGTAGATTGGTTAGACGAACAGGGTACAGGTAGTACAGGAACAAAATTAGATTTTTTAACGGATATAGGGGTTTTTGAAAAAATAAATCAAGATGGAAAAATAAGATATAAAAGACCAAATGGTAAACATCTTTACAAGTCTGGAGACTTGAGGGGCCAATATTCATCGTTTTTCGCCTCAGCGAAGATGGCGGGAATTTTAGATTACAGAAAGGTCGGAAAAAATTTTATACTGACCAAAGGTCCAAATTTCGACGCTTTCAAAGAAGGGAAACTTAAGGCACTTTAGAAAGCCTGCGAAAGTAAATGTATAATCCAAAGAACAATCCCGCAATACCATACAAAACGAAGTTCGCTCTCCATAAACTTCCTGTCAGTAATATCAGGGAATACTGAACGGCATCGAATCCAAATGGATTGAAAAATAATGCCAACATTAAAAAAATCTGAGAAAGATTGTCTTGAAAAGTCTTTCTCCAAACCCTTATTCTGTTTACCATCATCCATGTACTTGGATTTAAGATTTATGTCTTTGGGACTTGTTATTTCAAATAAATAGTTTATATTTGCGTTCGATTCAAAAAAATGGACATAAAAAAACTTCTTGAAGAAAAAGGTTTCGAATATCGATACAATGGTTGTGCCCCTGAAGGATATGTCTTAGTCCATGAAAAAACTCTCGAAGAACTAAAAGATTTCGACACTTGGAAAAAATGGAAAAACGATGAAATTACTATTAAAGAAATTAATCAGTTCTATTTCAAGAATGATTAATACAAAATTCAAGAAGAAAAATGACACCTCTCCAAGTAAAAACACTTGGGAAAGTAATTCCAGTCAAGATTGGGACCAATACGGTGATTATATTGATTTTTGAACTGATGGTGGTCAAGTTGGTGTAATTGTCTGCAGCAGTGAACGGGTGCTAGCCCTTAGGTTTTTCCCACCAACCTCTGACCATCTTTCATTTTTCATTGTATTTATCTGTTATGATAGATACAAAAAAAATACTGAAAGGACTTACACTATCAATCACATTTCTTCTTGTTATTATTCTGATTGATAATATTCAATTATCTCTCAAAAACATCCTCCTCGAAACTACTATTGGGATTTTTTTGTTTTTCTCAAATGATTTTATTTGGGACTCTGATTTCTTCAAAAGGAAGGTCAAACCAAAAAAAATTAAAACTCAGTCAACAGAGAAAAATAAAAAGACCACAGAAAAATCTATTGAACCAAAAATCAAAAGATTAAGTTATACCAAAAGATAAATTCAAATATATTTATTCATTATGAATCACGAAATAAAAGATATATTCAAACTTTACGAATCCATTCTTTCACACAAAAATGTTCTGTCTGAACAAGTTGATATATACGGTATTGATGAGTTAGTTTACAATCCCGCAACAAAAAAGGGTGGGCCAATAGGTTACGGGTATGACGGTGGAAAGAAAATTGCTGGAATTACTTGGAAAAAACATTGGGACCATCTTCATGTTGGATTTACAAACAGGGATGTTGCTATCGATGTTATTAACAAAGCCAATGAAATGGGTCTCAAAAATAGTGAAAATCTGATAGCTAAAAGAGACGGTAACGGATATTTGGATGATGTACACGCCGATAGTAGTTTTCACTACAAATTGTTTCCTGGCGAACCTCAAGTAACTGCTGGTTTAGATGTAAGCGGTGACAAAAATGCCATAATCGAATTCATGGAATGGATTATTTCCAAATATGGCAAAGATGATGGGTATAGCTATCAAAATCCAGGATTCCTTTCATCCTCATGGTCAGAATTAGTGAAGCTCGTTCCTATCGAGACAAAAGGTAGATACAAAGGACAACCCGTTATTGACAAAGATGTTGCCATTGCCGCCTCATTACCCGGTGAACTTCCTGTTATGACCGCGAGTCTAAAAACAGAGCCTGAAGTTACTTCTACAGATGAGGTAACACTTGATGAACTAAGTATTACAGATAAAAGTTTTTATGAAGAGTTACTCAAAAACTTGGGTGCCCCTGTAAGTCCCGAAAATTTAAAGTTTTTATTAGCTTGGAGACAGGCCGAAGGCCAAGGTGGAAAATTTAATCCATTCAATACTACATGGAAACTTCCAAATTCAACAACTTTCAATTCTCATGGTGTCCAAAATTATCAATCCCTAGAAGATGGAATGTCTGCCACTTTGAAAACACTCAATAATGGTAGATACAGTTGTATTGTAGACGGACTTAAAAAAAATATAGGTGCTGCTGAAATAGCGCAATGTCCATCATTAGAAGTTTGGGGTACAGGAGACTTAGTAGGAGAAGTAATCGCTTCATATGAGAAGGGTAATCCGATAAAAGTCAAATCTTTACAAGGTGGTCAAGTCGAAATACCATCAGACGAACTTTCTATAGTCCAATCAGACAATGCTCAGGAAATTGAAAAAGGAGACCCAATATTAAGAATGATGGCTCAAAGTATTTTCAAGGAAAATACATATAAGAGGAAGAGACTCTTTGAAAACATAGACAGAATCAAAGGATTAATATAATAAAAAAACCCATCATCAGATGGGTTTTTAAATTTTCAAGGAAAGATATATTATTTTACATCTTCCGCTTTTGGAGCCTCTTCAGCCTTTACAGAATCTACAGCAGGTGTAGCTTCTACTTTTGTTGAATCTACTACAACCGCAGAAGAATCAGTTTTTACTTCAGTTGATGCTCCATTTTCGCCACCACAAGCAACAAGTGTTACAAGTGATAAAATTGCTAACAATTTTTTCATTTTTTTGTTTTTTTTAGTTAATGTTTTTTAAACTATCAGATTATAAATATATAAAAATACCTTCAAAACGTCAAATGATTCTGCGACAATAAATCTGCGGAGAGTATTGGATTCGAACCAATGGGTCAATTGCTCGACCACAGTTTAGCAAACTGCTCCTTTAACCACTCAGGCAACTCTCCCTTAATTTTGAAGTATAACATAACCCCAACTATGGTCAAATTGAAACTATAATTTATGAGTAAAGGTATCTCTCTTAAATCTAACCCATAAAAGACACAAAATAACTCCCCAAAAAACCACATGAGGAGGAAACCCCACCCAATATCACATCTTCGATTTTTGAGGGTCCTAATGAGTTCTGGTAAACCACAGAATGTTAAGAGTAAACTACCTATCAAACCAACTTCATTCATAAAATTAATTTGTACAAAGATAGGTTAAAATTATGACAAATATTATTAAGATTGTTCCAAACTATCTCTATCCATTTCTAAGTCCATATCCGTATTCACAAGTTCATCAAAATCAACTTCTTTAGTTTCCTTTTTTGTCTTGCCCAATTTTTTTTCAATCTCATCAATTTCTTGTTCAATCTCTTTTACAGATTTTGGTTTCGGACTCTTATGTTTGGAGAGTATTTCTTTTTTTTCTTCTTCTGAAATAATTAATCTCATTTCTTTTTAATATAAATATCGGTTGTCGCACAAGGATTCGAACCTTGAAAAACAGAACCAAAATCTGTTGTGTTACCGTTACACCATACGACAATAGGGACAGACATTAAAGGACGTATTATTCCTCTCATTATCCTTCGAGATGGGAAGCGTGTGTCTGTCTTGTGGACCCCCACGGGCTCGAACCGTGGACCTACTGATTATGAGTCAGTTGCTCTAACCTGCTGAGCTAGGGGTCCTTATAGGAAAGGAGAAGATGGTCGAGTGGACAACTCCTTTTACGATTGGCATTACTATGATGATTTCAACTCCGAATATACCACCTCCATCATCAGGTTAACGTATATCCCTTCCCCAATCAACCTAAAAAATTCTTCAGCCTTCTACTCCCAGCTCCGAGGAATTGTATCTTGCTTAGCCCATCTCACCGCTGTATGGGAACTGAAGTTTTGAACTCACGTTACTTTTTGTTGTTCTATAAAAGTCATTCTATCCCAATATCCTCTCTGATAAATAATTTTATCATTTTCAATCCAAAAAAATCCGCAACCTCTTAATGGTTTTTGTTCATTTCCTTTCCATTCCAAAATTCCAACATTACCATCTTCAAAAATATTCTCAACAATACAAACCATTTCAAATTGTTCAAATTCATTTTTGAACATTTGTTTTATATTTTCTCTACCTTCTACAATTTCCAATGGTGTCTGATGATTCACTGCTGTTTCTGAATATAATTCACTCAATCCTTTGTAATCGCATTGATTGAATCTTTCAACCCATAATTTTAATAATTCTTTTGGTTTCATAATTTTTATATGTAGCACGCCTGAGAGGGCTCGAACCTCCGACAACTAGTTTTGGAGACTAGTACTCTACCAACTGAGCTACAGACGTGGGTAATCATTTTACCAGAAGATTTCCAAATTTACTATTTTTCAATAAATCATCAAAATCTTTATATCCCTGTTCTTGCGCATAGATATCGTTTTTCTTTTTACGATATTCTTTGATTTTTTCAGGGTCTCTCATTTCTTCCACATTTTCAAAACCAAGGTCTTTTGCACATTCATATTCACACCATTTGTGAGAACCTATTTCTATGTTTATTGGAAGGTCTGTCTCCAAAGATTCAATAAAATCTTCAAATTGATTTGCCGCAACATGTGGCATACAATAAGCACCTTCGCTAACAGGATATCCTGTATCTTGCTGTCGGTCGAATATTTCAACTCTTCCCATTCTGTATCTTTCTCCGAGAAGAGAAAACACACCATACCCGACAGTGTGATAACTGAAACGACCAGGATGACTTACTCCATGGTAATCCAAAAAATCAGGATTAACTTCCATATAGTTTGCAAGTTTTTCTACAAACTGTTTATCAGTTAGTTCTTCATTTTGTTGGTCCAATCTTGCATATTTCAGAAGAGTGGCCAGTCTATCTCTATTAATTTTCATCTTTCAAGTTTTTTAATACATTCATCAATTTTATCTCTGAGTCTACCACCTTGACCCCAATCTCCATCGACCTGAACATGTCTCCATTGTGGTATTCTCATCCATTTGAACTCTTTTTTTAGATTCAAATCGTCAATTGCTATCCAATTCGAAATCTTGTTATCTTTCGCCCATTTTACAACTTCCGCAGCTCTTTCCCAATCTATTGATGGTCTACTGAGTTTATTCCATAGGTCTTGATGTGTAGTGATATCAACAATTGGTGCGGTTACACCATAGTATTGAAAAATTCTTTTTAATTGTATAATACTGAAATGTTTCCTCCAATCAGAACTTACAACTAAAAAAGCATTTGTTTCATTACAAATTTTTTGTAATGCTTGACAATCTTCTTCAACCCAAGGGTATGGGATGGTGAAAGTTTTGGAAGCCTCATTCAGCGTAACTCTTCCATCACCCCAAGTAGCCCAAGCTAGTGGTCCGTCAACATCAATAAAAATAATTTTTCGTCTCATGTGGAAGTAAGTGGATTCGAACCACTGGCATCTATCGTATCAGAATAGCGCTCTGACCAGCTGAGCTATACTTCCATTTTGTGTGATTGGAGAGAATCGAACTCTCACATGAAGTGCCACAAACTTCCGCCCTACCATTAGGCTACAACCACCATGTTCGAGGTCAGAGTAGGAATCGAACCTACGTAGAAGGTTTTGCAGACCTTCGCCTAAGCCACTCGGCCACCCGACCTTAATAAACTTCAATATCTTTTAACTCCACATCCTCTCCTTGTGTATGCCTATGAACAATATTGAAAAATTCTCCTAACAATTTATAGTCCTCGTCAATCATGCTACAGTAATCGAATCAAGGACACCATCCATTTACTTTAGGTTGTGTCACCTTATCAAACTTAGCATCGGGTTTATATTCAAACACAGTATGACCTCTTAAAATGTATTTCATAAAAATTTATTTTGTACTCGGTACGGGAATCGAACCCGTATCACCACCGTGAAAGGGTGGTGTCCTAACCGTTAGACGAACCGAGCGTTATTTTACAAAACTACAACCAATATTTCAAAGAACCAAAAACTTCTGAAAAATAAAAAACCCCGAACCACTTGCGTAGTCCGAGGTTGTATATATAACTCTTCAGGAGTTTAAAAGATTACCGAACTACGCATAGGTTAGTCTCCCAACAAATCTCTTGTTGGTGACTAATTTCTATATTGTAGTTCATCGTTTTCATACTGTAATAAATATATTCTATTTTCTAAAAGTGTAAAGTGTACCCCAAGAGAGACTCGAACTCTCACAACCGAAGTTATTGGTTCCTAATACCAACGCGTCTACCGTTCCGCCATCGGGGTGTCAATTAGTGATTACCATTTGTTAGTGAAACTCCGTGTCTAAATCCCTGAATGAATAATTCAATTTCATTTTCATTCATATTTTTATAAAATTCACCAACGGTTTGTCCGACTTCATTCCCTAAGTCGGATATGTCACCAATATATTTTATTTCTAAAGCCTTATCTTTCAATTTATCAGTTATTGAAATAAGACTCACAGGGGAAAATAATCTTTCCATAAAAATATTTTTTGTACCTGAGGCCGGAGTCGAACCGGCACGGACATTTCTGTCCAAGAGATTTTAAGTCTCTCTTGTCTACCTATTTCAACACTCAGGTAATTTCTATAAAAATAGGAAAAATTTTTTATTTAGCAAAACTTTCGGTGTAAAAAGTATCACTTTCATTCTCTTCATACATTTCAGTATGTTCCAAATTTACAACACCTTGTTCCAAGTCAAAATTGAATTCACCACTTGAACCTTCGTTGATTTCCCAACCACCATGAATACCTTCTAATTTTCGATAACACCAATCTTCTACAACATCAGGAACTGTGTCACCTCCCTCAAAACTGTCTTCTATATAACCACTATCACCAGAACCATAATATCTTAACTGTAAATAATCCTCTGATGGGTCTTCACTTTTTATCGCATCGAAGAGAGGTTCAAGTTCATCTTTATCTTCCTCGATATCCCAACTCGTTCCACGAACTTCAGAACCTCGAGTGTATGAGAAATCATGAATAAATTCAATATGTTCGTCTTCAACATCAATTCTTATTTCAACAACTTCATAGTTCAAATCATCCACGTCAGGAGATTCAATCAAATCAAATTTTGCCAATCTATTTTTGAAATCAGTAAGAAAATCATGAAGGGGCTTTGGAAATTTGACATTGTAAGCATTATCAAAATGACTCGGTATTTCCATACCCTCCAAATCTTCACCTTGGTCTTCGATTCGAATCACAACTTCATTTAGTCCCCAAGATTGAGCATATCTTGAAAAACTTCTTAATATTTTTTTATCTTCTTCGGTGAGTAACTTAATGTTTTTTTTCATTTTTGAAAATATTTTTAATTATTTTGGTGGTTTTTGGTGAACTCACCCATTGAACTTCATGTTGTTGTCTAGGACTCAGTGAGTCATGAAATTTATTAAATTTTTTATCGGTAAGTCCTGTTTTATTTTCGATTGCGAAGTGAACTATATCATCATAGTTTAGTTCACTTGCCATTCCCTGAATAATTGAAATTTTAGTTTCGATTGGAAGTGATTTTACATTCGGATATGGAAATATATCCTCATCTAAATCCTCTACAAGGTATCCGAGTTTTTTGCACTTTCTTTCTTCAAAACAATCTTGGATAATATCCCAAACATCATCTGTTGAAATCCCTTTTTTAAAATCCCAAGATTGAGAAAGTGATGTACCGTGTATTTTATCAAACTCCAATGCGGGTTTGAAGTTTTCATGTTTCGCTTCTAATAACCTTTGAAGTTGTGATTTGGTTATTTCTAAAATCATATCAAATAAATATCAATCTTCGAATTCAAGTTTGACTGTTTTCAACATCCAAATCGGTCTATTCTTCTCTGAGATATTAATTATCCATTCTTTCGCTGACGGAATATAATTGTTACAATCTTCTTTTACATGTTGTTCCCCAACATAACGGGTATAAACGGTTTTACCGTCACTATTCTTGAATTCAGTACCAAATTTTTTCTCCATTTCAAAAATACCCTCACTATGGTGTCGGAACATCCTGTGTAAAGAATCTCCAAACCATCCTTTTGTTTCATCTAACCATTCATGTAGATGAATATAATCTTCAGGTTTTCCACCGAATTTCTTAGCGGAACTTTTAGCGTGAATGTTTGGATGTGCCATATTAGAAAACTTTAGTATTTCTTCTTCTTGCCTCTTCAGCTTCTTTATAAAGCTTTGTCCAACGGAGATAGACATCCACAGGAGCGAGTGCCCAACACATAATTAGAATAGCAAGAGTATCGAGACCAGGACTTATTCCAAGTCCTCCCGTCATAACATCCCGCGACCAAGATTTAATCAACATCAAGAGACAATAAAGTAAACAAACCAAATAATAACAAGTTAGTATTCCCATAAAAATAAGTTTGAGCCAGAGACAGGAATCGAACCTGCGACCTACTGATTACAAATCAGTTGCTCTACCTGCTGAGCTACTCGGGCATATCCATCTTTTTATTAACACCATAAGGTATCTCACATAACCCCCGCATGAAGCGAGGGTAGATGGATTTATATGGAGCGGAAGACCAGGCTCGAACTGGCCACCCCGACCTTGGCAAGGTCGTGCTCTACCGAATGAGCTACTTCCGCCTGTAGTACAGTGAGGCCTAGGACCCCTGTGGTTACTGTACGTTTGTTCCACTTTGCGTCCCCTCAAGGGCTCGAACCTTGGACCCTCTCGTTAACAGCGAGATGCTCTACCGCTGAGCTAAGAAGACGTTTGTTGGGAAGACAGGATTCGAACCTGCGGCCCCCTGGTCCCAAACCAGGTGCTCTACCGGGCTGAGCCACTTCCCATTTCAACACAAATATAAGAAAAATTATTCTATTCCGAAGTATTTTTTTCTCTTACCTATGTCTCCCATAATTTTTAGGATTCTTTGTCTGATTTGTTCAGCTTCGTAATTTAGAGATTCGACTTTACCTTCCAAACTTTTAATCATACCGGGTCCTTCTTTTTTGTACTTCATTCTTTCAAAGGCGGTTAAATTGTCATCGTATAGTTTTGGTCTTCCGGCTCTTTTTTGTAAACTTTGAACATCCGGTTGTTCACTTTCGGGTTCATTTTGAACATCCGGTTGTGTAATTTGTGGTTCCACTCTCTGAGGTTTTCCCTTTGTTACATCCACTGGTTCCTCAGGTCTAACTCTTTTTATAATTCTTATACTCGGGTCTGTTAAATCTATTTTTGGTTTGTTTTTGACACCTGGGGGTCTTCCTCTTCTCTTTCCTTCTACACCAGTGTCAACTTTTGGTTTCAAGTAATTTACAATATTCTCTTTTACTCTTGGGAATTTTTCCATGGAGCCTTTGATGAAAGTTTGGGCATCTCTTGGAGACAAAAAGTTCAAAAAGTTTTCAATGTAATCGGTCGCTAGAACCATATCATCATCTGTACTTGTATTTTTTGTGGTGTTCGACCTCAAATAATCTTTGAACTCATTGTATAATGGTAGAGCCTTTATCTTCCAAGGACTATCAATAGTGCTATCTAATATCCAACCACCAATATTTTGAGCCACCCAATTAAATTTCTCATCGGAATAATATCTGGCCTCTAAAAGTAAGTCATTATAAAAATAAAAAAACTTCATCAAATTTTATTTATAAATATATGAGTCAGATATAATATTTATCAATATGAATATAGACCAAAATAATTTGAGTCTTTTGGAAACAAAAATGATAAATGAGAAAATCGGTTTGCTGAGACGTGGAAAATCTCGAACCATAAACAAAAATTAAAACTATTAATATTTGGGGTCGAAAATTCGACCCTTTTTGTTTTTTTGAAATAAACAAGTTATTTTTGTAAAAATGTTTTTTGTATGAATCACGTGTTGGTTTTGAACTACGATTATACACCACTTAATGTAACTTCGGTACAAAGAGGGTTTATTTTAGTAGACAAAGGAAAGGCTGAAATTGTTAAATCAGATGAAAACCCAATTGTTTCAGGCTACAAAACATATTTGCGCCCTGTAATCATCCGATTACTCAGATACATCAGACATTATACTCGACAATTAAGGGCTAACAGAAACAGAATCTACAAAAGGGATGGATATGAATGTGTATATTGTGGTTCGTCTAGAGATTTGACTTTAGACCACGTAATTCCCAAATCGAGAGGTGGTTCAAATAATTGGACCAATTTGGTTACATCTTGCCAAAAATGTAATCTAAAGAAAGCAGATAAAACCCCAGAGGAGGCACGAATGAAAATGAAACATCGCCCATTCGCACCAACCTTAGTTTCAGAAAATCATTCTTTATCAAAAATTTGGAATGATTTTCAAAATTCATTTGTTTATTAAAAAAAATTACTAAAATTATGAATATGATTAACGACAAGAACTTCAGAATAGCATTTGTAATCATTTGTTTAGCCCTTTTGTGGTCATTATTGAGATTGAATATCACAAATGACCGATTAACCAAAAAAACAACTGAATTAGAAATCATAAAAATTCAAAACGATAGTTTGAAAATTTTATCAGATTCTTTGGACATGGAGTTATTCCCATTACGTATTGAATTAGGAAGATATGAAGTGGCATATCAAATTTTTATGGAAAGAAACCCGAAAGCCGCGTCACAATATGGTGACATAATCTCAAATGAAACAGAATAAAATGGAACAAAATACAATCCCCGAAGGGAACATTGGTGGGCAACCCACTCAAATCGAATTAACCAACATTTCATTAATCTTTGGTAGGGCACTAGCTCTTATTTTAGAAGAAAATCAAGGCATTGTTGTTGATATAAAAGGTGATATCAAATTGGATGACGATGTAAAAAAAGTAATCGTATTCAAGATGAAAGATAACGTTCATATCTATAAGTGTGATGAGGACCTTCCTGAAGGAACCCCATTAACGCTTGACCCAGAAAATCAATAAAAATGTTTTTTTCAAATTATGAAAATATTAGGGTTCTCAGTAGGGCACGATAAAGGTGCTGTAATTATTGAAAATGGTGAAGTAAAAGTCGGTATAACTCAAGAAAGATTATCTAGAATTAAACACGACGGGGCGTACTCGGAAGGTAAGTTACCTTTCGATTCGATAGATTATTGTCTTAACAGTTTAGGAATTGGTTATAGAGACATCAACCATTGGGTCTACAGCACAACAGAAATCATCGACAACACTGCTAATATGTTGAGAGAAAGGTTTACTGAAATTGATGAGGGAAATATATCATTTGTTCCACATCATTTAGCACATGCCTTTTCAAGTTTCTATAGTTCAGGTCTCGATGAGGCTTGTGTGATAGTCGGTGATGCTTCAGGAAGTATAATTTCTTACAAGAATAAGACACACGAATGGTATCCCGAATATGCGGAAAATCTCTCCAATCTTACAGACTGGACTGAATCCATGACAATTGTTAATTTCACAAAGGGAGGGTACAAAGAGGTTTTCAAAAAATGGATGGAGTATCCCGTACCTTTTCAGGAAGATAAATCTTGTTCTTTAGGAACTTTATATTCCCAAGGGTGTTTACAACTAATTTACGAACCAAACACAGCTACTTGGCCTGCTGGTAAATTGATGGGAATGGCATCTTATGCCGACCCTGAAATTGTAAACGAGGCACCACTTTATGTACAAGAATTAGAAAATGATATTTTCATACCAGGAGTTGTTATCTACCCGAAAGTAACTTGGAAAAGTGACTTTTTTTCCAAAGCATGTGTGGCAGGAATTTATCAAAGAGAACAAGAAAGAGCTTCTTTAATTTTAGCAAAGATAGCAAAAAACTTAACCAACTCACCAAATGTTTGTACTGCCGGTGGTTCTTTCTTAAATTGTAATTCTAACGAACTTATACTCAACTCTGGATTATTCAAAAAATGTTTCTTTCTCCCGCCAGCCGACGACAGTGGAATTCCATTAGGTTGCGCTTGGTACGGAGCCAGTAAATTCGATAACCAAACCAAACCTAAATTTATTAGTCCTTACTTCGGTAAAACTTATCAAACTCATGAAGTTGTGGCGTCTCTTAACTCCAACCCTTTTTTAAGTTTTGAGAACTTTGATGATTTCGATGATTTAATCGAAAAAGTTTTGTTTTTCTTAACTCAAAACAGAGTTATTGGTTGGTTTCAAGATGGTTCCGAAATTGGTCCAAGAGCATTAGGAAATCGTTCCATAATCGCATCACCAACTCAAGCATGGATGACAGGGCACATCAATTCTGACATCAAAGGAAGAGAATGGTATAGACCCTTCGCACCTGCGGTTTTATTCGAACACCAGTCAGAAGTATTTGAGTCAGACGTTTACTCACCACACATGTTGGTAACTACAATGGTCAAAGAAGCGTGGAGAAATAAAATACCTGCGGTTGTACACATTGACGGGTCAGCTAGACATCAATCTGTTACAGAAGAATCAAATCCAAAATTCTACAAACTAATTAAAGGTTTTTATAATCAAACAGGTGTCCCTGTACTACTAAACACAAGTTTTAATGGACCTGGTGAACCAATTATAGAAACTCCAGGTGACGCCATAAAAACCTTTGTTTCAAGGAATTTAGACATTTTAGTAATAAATAATTTTATTATTTCTAAAGAACCATTATGAGCTCCATATACGGTATTTTCACAGGTTCCCACAGTCAAGTCTGTGCCCTAGTAAATGACGGAGAAATCGTTTCTGTAATCGAAGAGGAAAGAATAACAAGAATTAAAGCCGGGGAATATTATGACAGGCAAGCTGACTTGTCAGTAGAAAAAATACAACAGGTTACAGGGTTGAAATTGACTGATGCGGACTACAATGTCTTTGTAGAACCCATCCCTGAAGTTTGGGCAACAAGAAAAACTAGAGGTAAATACGAAACTGTTAGTCACCACGATGCCCATTGTTATGGTGCTTATTTTACAAGTGGTATGGACGGAAAGGTTATGACAATATCTTATGATGGGGGTGGGGAGAGTTCCGTTCTCAAGGTTTTTATTTGTGAGAATGGAAAAATGAATCTTGTCCTACGAGGATTAATGTCCGATTACGGGAGTCTAGCCCATTTGTGGGGATTTAGTACTTCATCAATGAAACACTATGATAAATACGGTGAGGGCATTTGGAAGATGTGTAAAGATGAAGGTAAGCTTATGGGTATGGCACCTAACGGAAATTTTGATAAAGACATTTATAACATGATTTCGAGCTGTATAAAATACGATAATTTTAGGTTTTTCCCATCAGGAACAGCATCCAAAACTCAATTTGTTGCCGATTATTTATATTCTCATGGTTATTTTGATTCATTGGAAGGACAACAAATTTATTGTTATAACTTACAAAAATACACGGAAGATATATTTCTGAAGTTTTTAGAAGATTTACATTCAAAATATCCAGAATACAAAAAAATATGTTTATCAGGTGGTCTTTTTGCTAACGTAAAATTGAATCAAAAAATTAACGAGTTACCTTGGGTTGAAGAAATATATATTATGCCACCAATGGGTGATGAAGGATTAGCGTTAGGGGCATGTATCATCAAAGCCAACTCACTTGGGGAATGGAACTCACCTAAAAAGTTCGAAAATGTTTATTTTGGCCCAAAATACTCAGATGATGAAGTAAATGAGATATCAAAATCATATAACTTTAACGTAGAAGATTACAATCCCTCAAAAATTGCCAAAGAAATAAATCAAGGGTCAATTATTGGATGGTATCAATATGGTTCTGAACACGGTCCAAGAGCGTTGGGGGCCAGAAGTATTTTGGTTAGACCAACGGATATCGGAACCCACAAAATATTGAACCAAAGGCTACATAGATATGATACAATGCCGTTTGCTCCAATAGTTATGGAAGAATTTTTCGAAAGTATATTCGAAAACCCTAAATCCAAATATAGTGCTGAGTTTATGACAATTTGTTATTCAACCAAAGCCGAGTGGATTGAAAAAATTCCAGCTGTAATTCAAAAATCCGATAAAACGGCAAGACCACAATTGGTAAGAAAAGATAAACTTCCAAAGTTTTGGGAAATATTAAATGAATATTATAAAATTTCAGGAATTCCAGTGCTATTGAATACTTCATTCAATTCACATAATGAACCGATTATCGAAAATCCTTCACAAGCTTTCAATTCGTTAGAAAAAAAAATAATTGATAAATTAGTTATAGGAAATTATGTATATTCAAATAAATGATGAACTTATTGATATAAATTTTTCTCCTTTTCCTAAAGTAAAAGTTTATGGACCAGACTTAAACTATTTGGTGGAATTAAGAGAGTACAGAAAAGGAGAGGACCATTCGTCTCATATTCAATCTCACAAAATTACAACATCACCCGAGGAAATTTGGAGAAAAGAATTTACAGTACCCATAGAGTTTTATGGGGAATGGGAGGTCATAATTTATAAATTTGTTTTGAACTATGGGTTACAAAAAATTTATGCTCACAGATTCAACGACGCTGGACAGATGGTTTTATTCAATTTAGATACCCATAATTTCGATGAAGCCAGCCTATGGGCAGACCGAATCAAAGAATATGAAAGAATTCACATGTGTAAACCAACCGTAGTTTCAAGATTTGAAGAGATAGATAAGATGTTTCCTTCTTTTTACAAAACCTCAGGTATAGAATACTATAAAACTTATAACATCGGTAGATTTCCGAAACAAAGTACTGATTTCAAAACCAGAGACCACAGAAAACACGGAAAAATCTGGTATGGTAATTGGAAAGTTTTTTGGTCATACGAACACCCTAGAAATTGGACCAATTTAGATTCGAAAGAAATTGTGGATGATATTTTGGGTCTTTAATTTTATTTTCATATTTTTGTTGAAAATAATCAATTATGAGATTTCAAAATGAATTTGAAAAGTATTATGTAAATCATTTGGGTAAAAACTCTTTAGATTTACATTATCACGGTATGAAGATAGAATCTTCAATGACACCTTATATTCTCGAAGAAAGGGAAATGAGGGCGACACAAATAGATATTTTTTCCCGATTGATGAGAGACCGACTTTTATGGGTGGCAGGACCTGTAGACGACCGTATGTCAACTGTAGTTCAGGCACAATTAATGTTTTTGGATTCCACAGATAAAACTGACATTACTATGCACATTGATTCACCTGGTGGGAGTGTGAAATCTGGTTTGTCAATGGTAGATGTTATGAATTATATCGGATGTGATATTCGCACCGTAAACACAGGCATGGCAGCCTCTATGGGTTCAATACTATTAGGTGCTGGTACAAAAGCTAAAAGAAGTTCACTTCGTTTTTCACGAACAATGTTACACCAATCTTCAGGTGGTTTCGGAGGAAATATTCAAGATGCCGAAATTAGTATGAAAGAATGGCAAAAGATTAATCATACACTATTTGTTTTACTTGGTGAATACTGTGACAAATCACCCGAACAAGTTAAACAAGATGCTACTCGAGACTTGTGGCTTGACTCAGATGAAGCACTAGATTATGGTATTATCGACGAAATTGTTAAAACAAAAAAGAAGGGGAATTAACCCCTTCTTTCAGATTTTAGAACACCCCCTTTTTGTTTGTTCTTTTATTTTGGTTTAAACTTCAGAAAGTTTTGTCACCAAATTTTTCGCGTTTTCAGAAAATTTTTCAAACAACGCACAAATATTATCATGTAATTTTGAGGAAATATTTTGTTTGAAATTTTCTCCTTTAACTAACTCGTTAAGACTATTATCTATCAATTCTGAACCAATCAGTTTGTTTGCCATTATTTTATCAGCAAGTGCTTCGGAAAGTTGTGTAGATAAGAAGTTTGTCAGATTTTCACAATTATCCATATTTGCCAAAAGTTCTGTAGTTTTAGAATGAATTCTATTTACCACGTCTGTTTTGATGTCTTCAGGAAGGTCTATCTTATCAAAAATTGAAGTTAACAAAGGTTCTGATACGTTAGTTAGGATACCATCTAAAGATTTACCAAAAATTTGTTGGAATAAATTTCCTAGTTCTTCATTCAATAGCCCTAACTTTCTCAGTTGGGAAGCTTCCCTTAGATATCTGAAACCCTTACCGATTTTTTTTGGAGTGTTGAATTTTTTAAATTCCTCCATGTTTTCGATAATCAAATCAAGTCTTTTTTTACAAATGTCAGCTTCAATTAATTTTGCTTGTTTTTTCTCATAAGCCTCCATCAAATTTTTCTTGACGTTAAACACTAACTTTCCCTCATTTTGGCCGCGTTTCCTTGTGATTCTGAATTGTTTTTGCCATGGGTCTTGCCAAGACATATTAAAAAGTTCATCCATCACATCTTCAATTCTTTTTTGTTTTTGTTTGTTGAATAAATTAGGAGGACCTACTCTTACATTACCTGACCTTAGTCTTCCCTGATAAACACAATTCTGTACATTTTCTTGCTCGACTTTGATTCTATCACTATCGGCCTTTTCATCTCTTGTATAGTAGTTGTACAACTTAGTAACAGATTCTTCACAGTCTCTATCATCTAATCTAACATTTGTTATGTCACTCACATCCGTTTCAGTTTTATACACATTAATTCCTTGAGTTGAGTTGGCCAACATTGGACTTGTGTATTTGAAAAACGTTTCAAGTTGCTTATATCTGTTGTCATTCTTAGCCGGAGCAACGAACTTGTTTAAATCTGATGACCAAGTCAAGCCTGTTTTGAGATTATAAACCAAAACATTTCCTTCACCAATTTCTAGCTCTGTGGGCTCTTTAGTAGTCCATCCCAATTCTTGAATCTTATTAAGATATACATATAAATTATCTAAAGATTTACAATTCCAACTTCTTTTGATGGGTTGAGTTCTTTGTGCAACAGGTAGTTTTTCTTGAGTTAAATTAATAAGTAAATTAGGTTCAACTGTAATTTTTACATCATCATTACCAACCTTGCCTTGAACATATGGTTGTGAACCTGGTTCCTCTATAGGCTCAGCATTTTTATCAACCACTATCGAACCCGTGAAACATCCAACATCAACAGCATTTTTCAATTTTTTTGCTTGTTGTTCAGCTGTCGATTGTTGACTATTCAACTGCTCCAACAAATATTTTCTGATATCCATTTAATTAAACTTTTCTTATAAATAGTTTATTTTTCTCTTTAAATTTTTTGTCCCACAATTGGTTCATCCTTAGTGTTAACAGTAAATGTCAAGGTTTGACCGTCACTGAAAACAATAGTATATGAATTCTCACTTCCGGGTATACAACTCCAACCACCTTTCATTACTACATTATCATTGATATCCACCATTTCAACTTTTCCATCGAAGAAATAACAAATCCAATAAGTCGTACCCTCGATATCAATCTTTTGACATTGTCTATCCTTGTTAAAACTAGCTAACAAACCTCTTTTTAAGGAATAATACTTTTGATTTTTAATACAATAAAGGGGGTCATCGGTTTTCTTGAGAGGATAATTGGTATCGGACTTCGCCTTCGCCAAACAAACTACAACAGCACCTGATGCCGCACCTGTTGGGAACCTCTCATAAAAATACCCTGCTGTTGTTGGACAGTTACCACTAACCGTTGGCACTTCTGTGAACCCCTGTAATTTCAAACGGGCAATTTTAGCCTTGTCTTGGTAACTCAAGTCGTTAAAACTATCCAGCTCATAATGACTTTCGAAATCTAAAAAATTTCTTTTTATATCAATACCTAAATCGTTCAATTTCACGTGATTGTCTTCCCAAAACTTTTTTCTCAGAGAGGGACTTTTCATAACCGCTTCAAACTCAGGAAGTACTTCTAATTTGTACCCACTAACCCTAATCGGTGGTCTGATTTGACCCTCTCTCGTTTGGAGTTCAATTATTCGATAAAGTTGTTTTAATTTAGAATTCAGTTCCATCAGTTTCCGTATTTTTGTTTAAGTTGTTGTTGGATATCTTTAAGTTTATTTGAATCCAATGGTTCTACGGTAGTTTTTTCACTAGGTGTCTGAGGAGCATTTACTCCTTGTACCGTTTTACTTGTAGTATCTGCTTTAGGAATTGAATCTGTAGTGGTTGTTTTGGGTGTCGAACCAGGACAATCTATACCGATGAACTCCTGCATCGTATTAGTATTCAATTGCCAACATCTGATTTCACCCGTAGCGTCTTTTGATGTACCAACACCATTTTCGAAACTCACAAAAGTGTGTTTCATATCTGAACAGAAATCTCTGAAAAGCATTTCACTTGGGTCAGTTATGTTTGGTAGTTCAGGGTCAATGGAAGCACCAGCATCCCATTCAGCAAACTTTTTCATTATTTTATTACCATACCAAAACGCATCATCTATTTTTACGGGTGATAAAGTTATTAAACCTTTAGCAGTAAACCATCCACTTCCAAGATTTTCCCAAACTTCAGACCAAAAGGTACTTAAATCTCCAGCCTCTTCTGTTCTAGAACCATTTGGTGTCAACATATAATCTAATCTCATTGCCACCATTTCAGGTGTATTTGTTAAATTTATATTTGTAAAAGGGATTCCCATGTTACTTTGGTCTTTTAAAACTTGGTCTGTACATTTGGGCATTGTTTTCCTCAAATCTTCATCAGTCAAATACTCCATAATTACACCATATTTTGTTACACCCTTTTCTTCAAAAAATTTAACTAAAGTGTTGTAGCATGAATAGTTCCCCTTCCCACCGTAAAAGTGGAAGGCGATTGCCGGAAAAACGGTTCCAATTATCATATCATACACAACCCATTTCAATGAAACAGCAAAAATTTCCATTAGATAAGACAGTGTAGGTACACTCAAAGTAAACCCATATCTTTTTCCTTTAATTGTGGGACCAATTGTAACATCACCATAACCTCTAAGTTCCTGATAGGGGTCCATGTATCTTGTACCCCCGACATCAATTGTACCTGATTTAGTTCCAACTAAGGGTATATCTTGAGGTAAACCTCTCTCACTACCGGTCATCAATCTTCTAAACACCTGCATGTAACTTGGAAACTCTTTTTTTATAGTATCGGCAGTTGTCTTAGCAACTTCTTTAGCCTCTTTTTTTGTGAAAAGTCTAATAAGCCATCTAACTCCAGCGGCAATTGGTTTTATTACCATCCCCAACGCCTTCGCTGCCGCTCTTTCTAATGTAAATAAGTTTTTACTGTTTACACCTTCACCAAAAGCCTTTCCAACCTTACCCCAGAATCTAGTTTGGTCTTTAGTTAATTTCAAAAGTTTCCAATCGTCTCCCTCTGTATATCGTTTTCTAACGTCTTTTATTTTTTTTGCTAATTCGACTAATTCATCATCACCAGATGACTCCATATCATCAAGAAATTTTGTCATTTGTCTTCCGACTAATTCCTTACTATTATATAATTCTCTCATTGTCTCAGCTAGTGCCCTTTCTATTTCAAGCCTGTTGTTTGGACTAGCGTCTTGGAGGTTTTTCATTAGTTTTTTTGCTTGAATGTAAAGAGCATCCGCCTTTTCTACCGCATCTACTACAATTTTTCTATCTCTAGCAATTCTTGTGACATTTTCAGGACTCAAGGAGTTGAACGAAGTAAGAAAATCTTGTAATTCTTCATCCATTTTTAAAACCGCTTTTAAATCCTTATTAACTGTCAACGCACCTTTTTCTAATAATTGAACTTGTTCGTCCATTATAGGGGCAATTCTTCTAGCTAAATTAGGGTCAACACCCTTTTCACTAATCAAATATTCTACAGTGGACAATTTTTGGTTATCAGACCTATTTTTATTTCTAGCCGCTACATCTCTCAGAACATCAAGTTCACTATATCTTTTTAAAAAATTAATTCTCGATTTTACCCACTCGTTATATAAATCTTCGGCACCTTTGCCCTCCTGTGCCATAGCATCGTCTAATATTTTCCAAAACAATTGCTTTTGATTATTTGTTAGTGTTTCATAGGTTTTAGTGGCAACACCAGGTCTTGGTGGGGATAAAAAATCATCCAATGCGTCGTTATCGGCTCTTGAAATTCTTAGGTTTTCACCATTTTCTAACGATATGTTTCTAAATCCTTGTCTGTCGATTGTTCCGAACTCTCCTGGTTTTGCCCATCTACTCACAACATCATTTCCTTCTCTTTCCCAAAAATTATTTTTTATGAGGTCCCTCATCCATTTAGGTAATGGGGCTTCAGTTATCAATGATTTTTTTACACCCATTATTTCACCAATCCTCTCGATTTCCGTTATTAATCTTTTTTCCATATTTTTATACTTTATGTTATTGTTTTGAAGGTTCTTGCGAAGTTTTAGGTGTCAAAGTAGTATCTTTGACCACATAATACTTTATACCATTAATTATTTCGATGTTGCCCACTTTTTCCAACCACCCGTTTTTAATTACCTCTTCTTTGGTATATAAATTATTGTTTTTAATTTTATCTTTAGCGGATTTTTTATCCATTGATTGGTTCTGAATAAGTCCTGTTTCATCCTCTGGAATTTGTTGATAATTTGATTCACCAAACGCTTCCATAGATTTATTTTGCCACAATTTTGGGTCACCCGCAATTGATGGGTCCATCAGCGACATTTCAATCATTGCCGGACTTTTCAAATATTCTTTTGCTCTGGTGGCATTCACAATTAAATTTTGTTCAAATTCTAAAGCAAGTTTTTCATCAACCGCCTTTATGTTCGCATGGACTCGAGATAGCCTATCCATCTCTTCACTGTTCAGTTGTTGACCAAGTGTTGCCCGCAAAATCATATTAACAGGAAAAAGAGCAGCACCTATCCCGGCCTCTTTTGCGTGAATAGTTTTATACCAAGGTATATCCATTAATTTTTTTGGATGTTGTCTGATATAGGTAAAAAAATCATTGCCTGCTTTTTCGAAGAATTCTTTAACTCTGGCTTCAGACCACTCATCCCCTCCTTGAATCATCTTGGAAAAGGTTTTTTTAACTTGGTCTGGTTGTTTCCTGTACCATCTAATAACATCGGTAGGCTTAGTTGTTCTACTCAATCCCGCCTTTCTCATATTATTTAAAACTTCCAAACCTTCTTGGGCTGGAACCGCTCCAAAGAATTTCTGGGTTTTCATCATTGGGAGCACCGCAAAAATCAAATCTAACGCCGCCGATATGTTATCTCCTTTTTCTATATCTCTTTGGGATTGAGCCACTCCGAGAGCCCCTTCCATACCTATTTCGAATATTAAGGGCCAAGTACAACCCTCACAGAAAATTCCTGTCAAGGCATAAACCGCACCTAAAACCATTTGAGTTACAAATCCATATTCATCCAAAAAGTAATCCCAATCACTTCTGTTATCAACGAACTGCATTTCGGGGTAGGGAGACATTGTGTATTTTCCGTTTTCATCAGGTTCTGAAGTTGTATAATACCATCTGAAAACAAAATTATTTTTTGTTGCGTCATAGTGACCACAATTTTCCCCTCTGGTCAACACTCCACGGTAAGTGAGGACATTGTCAGGATTTTCTGGTTTGGCTATAGAGAATTCTCTAACTGTTCCTAATGGAACTATTTTCAAAAAATAATCAATAACTCTTTCTTCATTTTCTTCGGATACACCTTCCCAATATTGTTCGAAATATTTAGTCCATTGTGTGATATCATCCCAAAAAAATACCCTAGCGTTTGGAGGTAAGTATAATGTTGATATACCCGTACCATTTATTGCTCGAGTATATTCACCAGGTGTAGTCAATTCACAAGGGATTGGTGCAGCATATGTACAAGGATATTCCTCAACCATCGCATCTTCCCCTTTCAAACCCATTTTATTCACTCCAGGAATAATTAACTTATCAGGTCTATCACAACCGATTTTCCCACCTCTCGCTTTAAAGTTTTTGATATATTCCTCCTCGTCTTTCTTCTTTTTGGATTCATAAGCAGGTATAGTTTCCCAGGGATTTCCGGTGTCTCCAATTCTAGAATATATAGACCCCTTCGGAGAACCCTGTTCTAATATACTTTTCTTATTTTCAGTGAGGGTTTTCTCCAAACTGTATCTAATCAAAAGCTTGATTCTGTCTTGTATTTCCTTCTTATTATTCAAAAAAACTTTATTTATAAATAGTTTTGTTACACCAAAATTAAAATGTAACTTTGAAAAAAAAAGACATGTCAGATTCACAAAAAGAATTAGTTTGTATTTTGAAAACTTTTGAACTAAAAGAAATACAAGAAGTTGAAACTATATACGGAGAAAACATCTTCTACATGACTGATGGTAGTTCTTACCACGAATCAGAAATTTCCAACTCCCCAGAACATTTTGTGGAAGCTTTTGTTAGACGGTTGAGAAATAATAATGATTTACTTTGGGAAAAAATAGGTGAAATCGTAAGATACGATTCAAGAAAATATCAATAAAGCTGATTAGCAACCCCTCTTTTTGGTCCACCAAGAAGGTCTCTCCAATATTGTCCTTTTTTTGGTAATGAATTTGCCACCCCTCTTGTTGGTCCACCTATAACATCAGCCCATTTTGGTACTGGTTTTGCCGAAGTTGTCCCACCACCTCCACCAGCAGCATCTTGCTCACCAATTTCGGTTTTTTCTGAACCATTTGAGTTTTTTTCAAAAAAATCAATCAAGAAATCAACATCTAAATTCATAACAATAAATATCAAACTAATAGAAATCCGATTTTGGTAACAAATCAGGGTTTACTGTATAATATTCGTTCAGAAAATTAATTAGTTCTTCTTCATCTAATTCAACCTTTTCATCATCTTCGAAAAAATCATCTTCAAGTTCTTCATCTAAAAACTCAAACGTCAGTGTTTCAAGTTCGAAACCATACTCCTCGACAACATTGTAATTTATTGAATCAGACCTCAACAGGTCGTCGGTATCATCTATTGTTCTGAAAGTAACCTCTAAAATATTCGAATCTGTGTTAAGGTAATAAGAAACAATTTCTTTTATCTCCATCATAAAATATTTTATAAAGAAATATCACCATTAATGATAAAAGTCACCTAAAAAAATTATTTTTTTCTCAAAAAAGATTCATATATTTAAAGAAAAAAGAGAATGAGATTCAACTCACTCACAATTGATAATTTTTATTCTGACCCTATGGCAGTCAGGGAATTCGCTTTGAAACAAGAATTCAAAGTTCGTGGAAACTATCCAGGTCAAAGAACTAAGTCATTCTTGAATGAACCATTAAAAAATAAACTACGTGAAATTTTATTCCCGTTTGCTGGTGAAATTACCTATTGGGGTAGTGAAGACCCCGAAAATAACTACACAGGTTCTTTTCAATATACGACTGCTAGGGAAAAATCTTGGATTCACGCAGACTCTACTACAGATTGGGCGGCTTTAATTTATTTGACCCCTGACGCTCCATTGAGCTCAGGTACAGGAATCTTCAGACACAAGGCAACAGGTTGGATGCATTATGAATATAAAAAATCTTGGTCTGACCCTGAATACGATAAACAAGCCCCTCCTGGCGATGATATGGTAGATAACACAAAATGGGACATGGTTGACAGGTTCGGAAACGTTTTTAACAGATGTGTTATGTATCGGGCCGATAACTACCACACATCTCTTGATTACTTCGGAAAAGATATGTATGACGGAAGACTTTTTCAAGTTTTCTTCTTTAACACTGAAAGATAAAAAAAACAAATATGACATCAAAAATTTTCATAAATCAACAACGAACTAACGTTAATCACTTCAATTATTACTATTTCACTAATACCTTCACTGAGAACGAATTATCTCTCATCCAAAGTTTGGGTGATAGCAACGAAGCTTATGATGCTGTAACAGGAAAATCAGATAAACCAACCGAATACAGAACTAGTAAAGTTTCATGGATTGATGAGGATGATAATTCGAAGTGGCTTTTTGATAAATTTGCCGATTTGGCAAACCGAGCTAACAAAGAAATGTGGAACTTTGACATTTGGGGTTATCAAGATACTTTTCAATATACAAAATACTATGCCAGTGAAAATGGACACTATGATTGGCACGTAGACATGGGTCCAGGAATGTCAAATCGTAAATTATCCTGTGTCTTACAACTTTCGGACCCAACCGAATACGAAGGGGGTGATTTAGAACTGAACTTGGGTCACACTATTTCAATTATACCCAAACAAAAAAATCTACTTTGTTTTTTCCCGTCTTTCATTTTACACAGGGTAACTCCTGTCACGAAAGGAACTCGTATCTCATTGGTAACGTGGCTTTGTGGGGCAAACTTAAGATAAAAAAACCCCCGATTTCGGGGGTTTTTATTTTAATTGAATTTTTTCATTCTAAACATCATTTCGTAAATCTTGTTTTTCTGAACGATGAATTTCTCAGCAACCTCTTCATCTAAATGTGAGAATTCATCCTCTCCTGTCGAAGCAGTGATTTCTTCCCAAGAAGCGTCTCTATCAATTTTGTCAGGATTAATCTCGTTTGACTCAACTTCCCAATAAGCGTCTTCATTTTCCCCTTCATATCCCTGTGGAAAATCAGATGTTTGATAAGGACCCGCTTTACCAGCTCCCGTACTCACGAAGTTGAATGCTGGGTCCATGTCCCCATACATACCTTGTACACCTGAAACGTCTTGTTCATCGATTTCTTCGTCATTAACCCATGCCGATTCCATTTTTTCCCAACACTCCTCACATTCACCTTCCTCGTTAACAGGATAAACGTCACCACCATTTTCGTTACCACCACCTGAAACAAAATCATAAGCATCCCACTCATCTTTTGTATTTAAATCCATGTCATCCGCAGGGATTGTGTAAGTATCCTCATCAGGACCCTCAGATTCAAAATCGTACGCTGGGTCTACATTACTCAAATCCATATCAGGGGCGTTCCCACCACCTGTGAAACCAACTTCATTAACAGGTTTTTGTCTCAAAGTACCACCATCACCAACAGGTCCATTAGATTTAAATTCATATGGTTCTTCAATCTCATTGTAGTGTTTTCCATAGGATAAAGGAGCATTTGAAGTTGCGGATTCAGACTTTAATTTTTTCATTTTATGTTGTTGTTCAAAACTGCCTTGGTAATTATCATCCCCTTCAACGTAATCGAATTCTGAGCTATCATCCAAATCAGAAACATTATAAATGTCGTCTAGTTTCCCTGTTTCATACTCAGATAATGCTTTCTTAATATCTTTTTTCTTCAAATAGAAGTCGAGCTCGTCGGCCTTTCTTCTATAAGCGGTATTTATTCTCTCTTTGTATACATCCAAAAAATCTTCATTAGTGTCAGTAAGATTATCATACATTTTCATAGCACTCAGAAGTTGTTCTTCAGTTTTTGCGGAATAGATTTGTTTTAAGATTTTTTGTACTGCTTCTGCAGTATATGGAACTTTTCTACTAAACCTTCTACCACCCATCAATTGTTGAATTCTCTCTGACCCCTTTTTTAAAACATCAGAAATTGATTGTTCGTCCATTTGTTCCATTTTCCAACCACACTCTGAACACTCACCCTCGTTCATATTACCCCCACACTGCTCACATTGGTCCATCGAATGTCCTTCGTGAATGTTTATGTTTGTATACGGTTTGACGGTTCCTTTGTTATTCAGAGTGGCACCTTGTTTGTCAAGAGCATAATCTTGAACATACAATGGTTGTGTATTATCTGACTTCGGCAAAAGAGTTTGATATCCATTATAAATTTCTTTATGTTGGGATAGAATACTTTGTCTTTCTTCCTCTGAAATTGGACTGTTTGAATAAAATTTCATTTTGAACTTTTCTTATAAATACTTTTCTATTTGACATTTTTCTCAATATTCCCTACTTTTGTGGGTAATTGAAATAACAATTAATTAAATTTTAAAAATTATTATGCAAACCTTAGTATTCAACACATCAACCAAAACTGTAAAAGTTACCTCCGACAAACCCGGCGATTCTAAATTACTTCATGAGTTCTTTAACGTACCAACCGTAAGAGTTATGGAAAATCATTATGAGGTAATCGAAGAGATTGTTGGTGATGAACAAAAAACAAGAAAACCTGTTGGTAGATTCCCAATTAGTAACACAAACATGTTAATCGAAGAATGAAACCAGATTTCGTAGAACTCATCAGAGAACACAATGGACATAGTGCGTTCCTTGATATGGAAGGTATGGTGAAAGCAATGAAAATCTGTTATGAGATAGGTAAAAATCATGGTTCACAAAATGTACTTAATTGGATAAGTCAAATGGAACATCTTTCAGATAATATAAACTACATAAAAGAAGAATGGGAAAATCAGGATAAAAATTTTTGATTTTATGACAAACGAAGAAATAATTGATGAGATGCTTTATGAAGCAGAGGAACTCAGAATCAGAGAATATGTTCTCGATATGAGTTTGAAACTCCAGGAACTTAACCCCCAAATGGATAGATTCGATTCTATCAAATTGGCAATGGAAAATGCAAAGTTACATTCAGGAATTCAATCGAAATGAATAATATAGACAAACAATATCAACAACTTCTCCAAGATATTTTGGACTTCGGAGTAGAAAAAAAAGATAGAACCGGAGCTGGTACGAAGTCTATCTTCGGTTATAGTATTAGACACAACATGAGTGAAGGGTTTCCTCTTCTAACTACTAAGAAGATGGCTTGGAAAACTATGGTAACCGAGTTGATATGGTTTCTAAGAGGAGACACAAATATCAAATTCCTTATAGATAATAACTGTCATATTTGGAATGGTGATGCGTATAAGAGATATCACACTGTAATGAATAGCGATGACTACATTGAAAATTGGGTTGAACCGGGAAAGGAACGAGAAGAAGCTAGAAAAAATAAAGGAAATAACGGTTATACTAAAGAAGAATTCATTAATGAAATAAAAACAGATGATGAGTTTGCTAAACAGTGGGGTGAACTCGGTCCCGTGTATGGAAAGCAATGGAGAAGTTGGGGTAAAAAAAACGTAATAAATTATGATTTAGAAAATGTAAAAAGTTCTGACAAAGTTAAAGTTATGGACTTAATTCATGATGGTGGCGATTATAGTAAATATGATGTTAAAGTAACATACCAAAATAATTCAATAGACCAAATCGCAAACCTAATCAACGACCTTAAAACAAATCCAGACTCAAGACGATTAATGGTTAATGCTTGGAATGTAGGTGAATTAAACCGAATGGTTCTTCCACCTTGTCATTATGGATTTCAAGTTTATACAAGAGAGTTGAGTGATGAGGAAAGGCTATCTTGGATGAAACAAAATAGACCTAAAACGGTTTTACCAATGAGAAACCCTAATGTTGAGTTTTCTACGGATGAGTTTTTTAGACCTTATGGTGTACCTAAACGAGCAATCTCCTTAATGTGGAACCAACGTTCTGTTGATACATTCTTGGGGTTACCGTTCAATATCGCATCCTACGCACTATTACTAACTTTCTTAGGAAAGGCTGTCAATATGGTTCCTGACCAACTTATTGGTAACCTCGGTGATACTCACCTGTATCTCAATCATTTGGAACAAGCTAAAGAACAAAAATCTAGAAAGTCATACGAATTACCTTGGGTAGAGCTGAACTTCGATTTCAAATATATTGATGGATACATAATCGATTGGAAAAACATAAAAGTTTCTGATATACAATTACAAAATTATCTATCAGGACCCAAGATTACTGCCGAATTAAACAATTAGTCTTGTCTGAAATTGTTAAATAAAATATAATTACCAACCAAAGCAACCGAAAATTTCCTTGCCAAAGAATTAACAAGTCTCATATCTTCATCTATTTCCAAGTTTTTCGCTTCAATGTATTCCATGATTCCCTGAATCATCTTATCTCTTGCGGTATCGGCCATTTCTAATAACTCTTGGAAATCCTCATCATCCTCCTTACCTTCCCCATAATATCTGTCTAAATGTTCTTTACCGGAATAAATCAAAGGCGCTGCTGTCAACATATTCACAATACCCGTATCCCTCATTTTCATAAGAAATTGATTAAACCACTTTCGGTCGAAGAAATCAAATAAATCTTCATTTTTTTCAAAAAAACTTTCTTTAGCTCCTTCACTAACGTTTTCCTTAACTTTTTTCCACGCATCAACATCACTAAGTAAACTCAAACTACTACCATTATCCCACTTCACAGAAATCATTATAGTATCCTCCATGGTCGGGTCAGCTTGGACTTTCGTAACTGTACCAATTGTACCTGGAGGTACCGACACCTCATTGTCCATGTGTAGACACATTATTCTGTCACCAACCTCAACATTAGGATTTTTCATAATTATAAATATAGTTAAGATATTTATATGATACATGAATTTCTACATTACAAAAAATCAATTTAACACCATCATATTGGAGTCGGAAAACGAGAGACTTTCGAACAATATGAAGGAACTATACTCTAGTCTTGTAAATTCTGTTAATAAAGTTAATAGAAAGTACAAAATTAACTTGAAGATGTTATTGACTTGGGGTCCAGCGGTTGGAGGTATAACTGCTCCGTTAGATAACTTCCTTAGAAATGGAAATTTTTCTCTTGATGACAACCAAATTGCTCTTTTGGTATGTTCGGCATTTTTTATGGCCTTTTTCGAAAATCGGAAACAATCAATTAGATTAAAACAAATTGTTGAAAAAGAAGGTTTGAGTGACACACTTGATATCTTAAAAGAAAAAGCAATTAGACTTAGGAAATCTTTTTCAAGATTTTTGAAATCATCTGGTGTCTTAATAAATAATTTCTCAGAAGCGGTAGCATATTGTTTTTTAATTCCAATTATAACTGACATCCAACAGTTAATTTCCGGTACTGAAGATGTTGATAAAGTGGTTGTTCTAATCGTAAAAAGATTAATTTCTTCTGGTTTGATGATGTTGACTGCGGAAACTATTTTTGAGTGTATCAAAAAAATATCGAAAAAATTATCATAGAATTTATAACTAAAAGTTAATCGTGTGGAAAGTGACTTAACTTTGGAAGAATTTATTTTACTTTGTAAGGATGTTTTAATAAATTTCGGACACAAAGTTTCCAAATAGGAAGTGTGGCAGAGTTGGTCTATCGCGCTAGTCTTGAAAACTAGAGACCTTAACGGGTCCGTTGGTTCGAATCCAACCGCTTCCGCAGAAAGAAGGTGAATAACTCACCTTCTTTTTTATTTGACCATGAAATTTATTTCAACTATTTTTTCAAAAATCTTATTTATGTCTCGAATAGATGAACTAAAAAAACAATATCCAGAACTCAATATCACAATGTTCGATGTGTTCAAATCTTTGGACCCTACAAGTTCATACAAATATATCCCGTTATTTTGTAAAATTTTTGGAAAAAGATGGAGGATGACCGAACAACATTCAAAAGATGAAGTATCTAAAATGACAATGGAATATAGAACTTTTCTATCCAATTTAGGTTTAGAGGTTAAGCATCTAAGTGATAATCAAGCGTACTTTCTCAGACACCTAATCGATTTTTATCCGAACAATCATTTCGAAACTTTTAGAGAATTTATCTCTTTAATGGAGAATAAGAGAATTGAAAACAATGATGTTACTTCCTTTAGTTCCATTGATGATATAAGGATGGCGGTTTCTTTGGCAAGTATAAAAGAACTAAATCGTGAACTAGAAGGTCAAGTGATAAAAGAATATGAAGATGATAAATGGGTCATCGTTAGACCTCTCTCATTTGCGTCATCAGCAAAATACGGTACAGGTACAAGATGGTGTACCACTTATCAAAGTGATAAACAATATTTCGAAAGATACTGGCGACAAGGCATTTTGGTATATTTCATCAACAAATTCACGGGATACAAGTTCGCGGGATTCAAATCACTTAGTGAACACGATATGAGTTTTTGGAATGCTGAAGATACAAGAGTAGATTATTTGGATATTGATGTCGACGAATACTTATTTCCAATTGTTAGAAGAATATTCAAATCAAAAGATACAAATAAAAATCTGTGTAGTGATGAACTACAAGAGAAGGTTCATCAAGAATGTTTAGGGGACATTCATAAACATGAACTTCGTGTTGCCGAACCTGTTAATGAGGTGGCTCCTCCAATAAGAGAACAAAGATTTTATACGGAAGAAGACCTACCAACGGCCGTTCCCGAAATGACTTGGACAACAACGACGACCGCATGATTCAATGTTCAGTATTCTCAGGTCACTTAATCAAAACTCCTCAATTTCAACAATCAAATCAGAGTGACCTTTGATTACTCTATGCCAAACAAATTTAGGAATAAAAATTTGTTCGGCAATTTGTAATTTGTTCGGCAAATTGTCATCTATCTGAAAAGACCAACCGCCAGATTCCAAGATAGTTACTTTTCTATCTTTCAGGTCTTGGTGCCATTTCAATTCTTCATCTTCAACGTCAGGTTTGAATGTTCGTAAAATTTTCCCGTTGTTAATCGTCTGTTGATAAGGATGCATTATTGAAGATTGGTCTTTTATTCCAATGGATTTTTATTTTATTATCTAACGAAAAGATTTTCATGAAGTTATTAATTTCATTTTCAATCCACCCAATTAACATAACCATGAAAGGCTTCATACCGTAAGTTTTTTTTATAGTAGGTTCGGTATCTAAGAATATATGAATTATTGGAGGTTGGTATCTCCCTTTCAAAATGTCGTGAATATTCATCTCTACAGGTTCTAACCCGAATTCTTCTCTCTTTTCATTGAATTTGGGTGTAACTACTGTGTCCAAGTAATTTTGTAATAACCTCTTAACTCTATTGATTTCCATTACCAAGCATTTTTGGATGCCAATCCTAATTGTTTGGCATATCTTCCTACATTACAAGACCAGTAACCTGCGGTCGTTCTATCCTTTTTTTGGTCACATTTGTGTCTCGCTCTAAATGATTTGGCCGCCCCCTTGTTTCTGTTTCTTACCTTTAAATTAGGGTCACCGAAAGTGACTTTTTTTACTCCACCTCCCGGTGATTTTACATAGACTGCGAACTTTTTTGGTCCACCAGGAGTTCTGAATGGTTTGTTCAATTTAACATTTTTACCCCGATGTTTTGCCTCATCCAACAACTCCTCTTCGGTCCATTCCTCCAAAATAAAAGGAGCATCCAAATACACATATTCGTTTTTAATCTTTACCCTCAAACCCAAATCAGACTCTACAATCAGAGTATCTTCTTCATTCAAAGTAATCTTTCCCTGTCTCCACAACTCCCTAACCTCATTAACCAAATCAAAATATCCTTTCGAATAAACTCTGAATACATTATTTGACAACGTAAGTCCTTCATCAATATGATATTTTAATGAATCAGAAATCTCGATATTTTCAGTAAGTATTAGAGATTTGTCTATGTGTTCCTCTAAAGTTTCTTTGATAATTTCTCTTAATTTCTCCATGACTTGTCTTTTAAAATAAATAGTTATAAATTTCAATATGAAAACAATTCTTGGACTTTTACTTATTGGTGTTAAAATTTATTGTGGTTTCAAAGTAATTTTATGGTTATATCATCAAAACTTTGATAAAACCAATCACCCAATTTCAGAAATTCAACCAATTTTGGTTTTTCTTTTATTTGATTTGTGGATGATGATTTCAGCAAATCAAATAGAAAAAATTCAAGAAAATTAAGGTTTCAATACGGCAATTACTTCGGGATAATCTTTTTCTAAAACCTTTTTGTTTTTACCAGCATAGGGTATACTCTGTAAAATATATCTGATGGCGTTCAAACCCGAAACCCTTTTGTCCTGAGCATCAATAATAACCCATGGGTGATTCAGAGTAGATGTCTTATCAAAAAGTTTTTCTTTGAATTCTGTAAATCTGTCCCATAAATCCTGCATTTTGGCGTCGTTAGGTGAATATTTCCAATATTTCAGTGGAGATTTTTGTCTAATATCAAATCTTCTTTTTTGTGTCTCTTTGTCTATAGAAAACCATAACTTGAACAAAAAGTCTCCGCCCTTAACTAAATCCTGTTCAAAGTCGGCAACATTTTCCATGAAATCTTCGTATTCTTCTGGGGAACCATAACCCATGACAGGTTCAATTAACCCTCTGTTATACCAACTTCTATCGAAAAGATTTATCATACCCGGCTTTATTTGTTTTCGATATCTGTTCCACCAATCCTTCTTTTCATCGGGGGTTGGAATACCCAAAGCAATCACATTATAATATTTTGGGTCTAAATTTTCTGTAAACTTTTTTATTGTTGAACCTTTACCAGCAGAATCTCTACCTTCGAAAACTAAGATTACGGTTTTTCCTGTTTGTTTTAACCATTCTTGTAATTTTAACAACTCTATTTGTAATTCGTAAAGTTCTTTCCTGTAAACCTTTTTGGGGATTATAGATGGCTCCTCAATTTCAAACTCGTAGTCCTCACTATCGGGCTCAGTTCCATACCCCTTCCTCTCTCTATACCTCAACGATGTAACAACTTTACCCAAATATTCTTCCACATTTTTTTTCTTATCTCCTTTCTTCAATAAAGTTTTTCTCAAACCTCTTTCAAGTAAATCAAAATCTATAATTTGCTCCTCAGCAAACTTAGAAAGGTCTTGTAACATCCTCTCTATTTTATTTCCATATATTTTCAAAAATTGAAGGATTTCTACTGTCTTCCTTAAATTCTTATTCATCGATGGTCCCTCCATTTCTTGTTCCTCATTTAGGAAACCCATGACAGACTTAATTCGTTCAATTTCATTTAATAATTTCATCTAAAATTATTTCTTAATAAATATATTGTAATTGACTATCGAATATTTATAGATTATGAAAAGATTACTATTGACCTTCGGTTTTTTTCTATTATCACTATCCCTTTTTTCACAAGGTAAAAAGGTCTGTATTGTGTCAATTGACAACAAAATTCAAATGGGACAGATGTTGGGTAATAGAAATCTAACCTTTGGTTTCAAAAACATACTTTTGGAATATCTCCAAGAAAAGGACTTTCAGTTAGTGGATAGTTGTAGTCAAGCCGACTATAAATTACAAATCGATTTGATTTATTTTGATGTCCTCAACACTAAATCAGGTTTTTCTGTAATCCACAAAGAAAATAGTGAGACTGTCCTGAGAGTCAGGGGCCGTATGTTAGAGTTTTATGGAAAAAAACCCAAGGAAACAATTGTTACTGAAAAATCCTCTGAGATTTCGATGTCAACACTGATTATTTCAGAGGGTGGTAAAATAAATCAACAATCCGTTTCAAACGTCATAAAAAAGGCTTGCGAAACATTAATCAAAAATTTCTTCGAATGATGAAAAAAATTCTATTCTTGTTATCAACAATGTTGATGACTAAACTATCAATTTCTCAAACACCTGAAATTGGTCACTTTCAACAACTGAAAACAGTACGAAGAGGTGACACTCTCGATGTGGCCTGGTATTACAAACCAACACAAGGAACAGATGTCAGAAGTTTTCAAGTTGACTGGCAATACAAAAAAGAATTGTTTACATATCTGTCAACTACCGTTGATGCGGGTTTGAATGGTAATTCTCCAGAAATTGCCTATAAATCTTGGGATAATTTCAAATACCAATCTTACAACAATGGCATCTACAATTATTCATCGGACAATAATTGGTCTATCGGAAGAAACTATTTGATTTTACCTAATGGTTCTCAAGTGTCATCGAACGGATACATCGTACACAACAAATACAAAATAAATAATGTTGTTCCAAATTTCGTATCGGATACTATCACTCTAAATTGGTCTAGAATGTTCAAAGTTGATGGAACATCGATTGGAGATAATGTGGCGATTTTGAACTATCAAAAAATGGCGGTTAAACTTTTGGGTAATTTAACCATTTCTGGAAAAGTGTGGCTTCCACAAACAGCAGTATCAAGGGGATGGGTACCAACACTTAAATGTTATGAAGCTAACACGGGAGTTTTAGTATCATCAACAATACCGGATGTACAGACAGGTCTTTACACATTAGATAATATCGATGAGAATACAAGATACAAAATTGAGTTGGTATTCAATGCTGATAGTTTGGTCACTATGAGAGATAACTCTGTTACAATCGCAGATGCTACCAAGTCTTTCAACGAATTCATAAATACCGATGTCCTTCAATCCTATGGTCAACAATATCTTAGGAACGGCTTAGCGTACTTAATTGGAGATATTAACTTGAACCAAAAGTTGGACGGTGGAGACCCTTATGGAATCTACGCTTCTGTTTCAGGTTTAAGACCAATTAACACAACAAACTTAATACACGTCTTCACAAAGAATGAATTCGATAGTTTGGCAATGGGTCAAGACCAATGGACAACATGGGCAACCTATTCATCGAGAACAAACTTTGTTTTTGATAGTGTTACTACAAACAATTTAACTTTGGATTTGAAATACTTCATTTTGGGTGACGTAGATAGAACACATTCATCACCAGTATACGATGGAAATGGAAATTTGGTAACTGCGGCAAACTACCAAGGTAGGTTTGATGTTACAATTCCTAATACATACGCAGTTGGTCAACCCATGAATGTTCCATTCAACATTTCAACAAATGGCTTGATTAATTATGGTTTACAATTCGAAATGAAATATGACCCAACAATGGTTAAGTTCGATGAAGTAGTTTCAACTTTACCAAACCAATGGTTACAATATGTTACACACGACGACCGAAACGGCATAATTCGATTCGGTGGAATGAATAATCAATCGAAGGGGGGGATAAGTGGTTTGTCCACCCCCTTCAAATTAAAATTTAGCCCAATCAACCCTAGCCAAGATATTTCATCTTTCGTTTACGTTAGACAACTTATGGACGCCTCAGATAATAAAGGTGACCACTTTAATATTGAATTACAATCAGAAAGAATAGTACTAAGTTACAGGACTATAGGACCAATAGTTCCAATATCAGAGCCAACAGCAGAAATTAGACCAAATCCAAATTCAGGACAATTTGAGTTGATTATTAAATTACCAAACAATTACTGGATGGAGGGATTTGTTTACGATATTTCAGGTAGAAAAATTTTAAGTTTAGGTAAATTCGAAACAGACGATATAACAACTCAAATAGTGAGAGCGGTAAACGCAACTCAGTTAGCCCAAGGAAAATATTTACTAGTTATGGTAAATAATGATAAAAGGATAACTAAACCTTTCATTAAAATTTAAAAACTATGTCAGAAGAACAATTAGAACAAAATGATGGCTCTTGGTCAGGACTAAAGAAGACCATTGTAGGAACACTCGGAACTGTAGTTGCCGGTGGTGGTGTGTGGTTAAGCACATTATTATTTGGTGGTCACGAAGAAAAACAGGAACAACCTGTTCAAGCACAACCCACTATCGTAATTAACAACTCTCAACAACAAGCGGCACCTGCTACGGGAGGAACTACCAAAGTAATCGAGCGTGTTGTAGAAAAACCAGCGGCAAAACCTGCTGAACCAGCTCCTAAACCAAAACCTTTTTCAGAGGACCCAAAATGGTAATTTATGAGTCAACAAACACCTACAGGATTTAAAGATTTATTGAACTCCATGATGAAAAGAAGGTGGTGGATTACTGCTCTTGTTTTAGGTGGATTTGTGGTCATCATAGGCGCCATTTTTATGGCGATTTTCGAACAAAGCGCAATAAGTGGTGAGTGGAAAGAACTTCTCCTATTGTTACTTGGAGCATTCATTGGTTCTTATGGTAAAATCATTGACTATTGGTTCAGTGATACAGATAAGGACAAGATGTTGGTTCAAAAAATGGACGAAGAAGATGGTGTTTCTTTCTCATCTACTTTAGATATGAAAGATTCAACACCCACCCCCCAAGTCACCCCTCAGGTTATCCCTCAAGTCACCCCACAAGTCGGTGTAGAAATCGACGAAGATGGTGATGGTATAATGGATGGTATTGATGAGGATGGTGATGGTATAATCGACATGTATTTCGAGCATCGTCAGTGTGAACACGTATGGGGTGACAAGGATGGTGATGGTGAAGAAGAGTGTCTTAAATGTGGTCTTATCAAACAAGATTAAAAATGAAAAAGATTTTACTACCTATTTTCCTATTAACTTGCTCGTTTGTAAACGGGCAAGTTGTAGGAACAACCAAAACGGAACAATACAAGGCAAGTTTCGAAACAAAAATTAATATCGATTCTCTAATGGATTATGATGGTCCAACTATTCCAATACAAATTCTTACAATCGGTATAAGTGATGAGGTATATGAACAGTATCCTGAACTAAAAGAAAAAAAAGTTGGTCTCGGTGTTGCTAATATTAGTTTGGAGTTTTTATCTGAGTTGAACAGATTTACTTTCACCGAAGACAAGACTGAAATAAAGAATCGTATGGTTAAACAATTTCAGGCATCTCAAGCAGGAATCTCACAAGACAAACTCGATGGTAGGGGGAAGATTAGATTGGCACATTATTTCGTAACAATCGAAGTTTATGACTTTTCTGTTTCCGAAGATGAAACTGTTAATTTAAAAGATGGTGTTAAAAACATTGTGAACACAAGACTTGGCCTTCAAGTTAGATTCACAAATGCTGAGACAGGTGAAATTATCGCAGCATCAGGACTCGGGGAAGCTAAAACTGTTAGAGAATTATCATTACTCAATGATGATAACTTGAGTGATGTAAAATTCAATCAATCAACTATAGGGATTACTACAAAAAAAGCTTTAGAAATTGCTTGTAGTAGAATTCTTGTAAGAATGGTCAAAAAAGGGGTATTCCAAAAATAAATGTGGAAAAGATTAAAAATTTTTTTAAGTATTGTTTGTATCTTCTTTCTCAGCTCGAAAGTTGATGCCCAAGTATTGACCACAACATTCACAGACCCTTGTACAAAACAGACCACAACATTTACACTTCCTATTCAGGGTAATACAGTAATATATTTTTACGGTCAATCAAGAATTTTCACCGCCGATGATGTTATCAGCGGTGCTTTTGCCGCGTGGACAAATCAGGTTTACTCTGATTATAGAAAACTCACCCCATGTTCCGTACAATCTTTAACACTTACGAGGAACCAAATTACATCTCAAGTGATAGGTAATGTTGTAAGTAGTGTGGTAAGTTCAATAAACTCCTCTGTGATGGCAGGAGCTTCGATGTCAGCGGGGGGTGGTAATCTCACAGCATCACAAGGAAATTCAAATTCACAAAATGGAAAAAGTAATAGAAATAATCGTGCTCGTAATAACAATACCTCTAATTCTAGTAATTCTAATGGGACTTCTTCAAATGGGGGGACAACTTCACCAAACAATCAAAGCAACACTACATCTACTGTGGGAGGGGCTCAAGGAAATAGTGGAAATTCTCAAAACAATCCTCAAAACAGTGGTAATGCTTCTACAGGTAATAACAATAATAATAATTCTAATGGGGGCGGTGTCGGTGGTAATAGTTCAGGAGATAATAAAAGTGATAACAAGGAAGGTTCGGAAGTGGTGGCAACGACTGCCATGAATGTAGATGTCAGAAATGATAGGGGAAGTGAAAGTTCTGGGAGTGGTGGTGGTAAGGGTGGAAAAAATGGAAAGTCAGGAAACTCTAATCCCATAATTGTTTCGTCTGATTTGACTTCAGCACAAAATCTTGATAAAAGTTTCACAGGAATCATAAATGTAGGGATGGCAAGGTCATCTCTAATGGGTACAAGTTCTTGGGGTGTAACGGGAATGGTATGGTTCAACTTGAAACAATTCGCAATCAACTCAAGATACACCATGATTAAGATGAACGATAAAGGAACCCTCAAATTCGTTCATAATATAAATCTTACAGGTGCTTATTCATATGGAAACATATTTTCTTTCCTTGGTTATAGTATGATAATAAACGCCAAAAAGTGGGGTATCACAGGTTTTAACGTCAGTGGAGCTCTCGTTAAAATGCCTGAAGATAGTAATTTATTTATCTCACCATCCGTTACAGGATTTTACACAAGACCTTTCAGTTATAGCAAAAAGCTCACAATCTCTCCTGAAATTTATTTAATTTCTACTCCTGTAGTTTATTCTTCTTTCGATAAAGTGACAGTGACCGATAGAACATTCAGTATGTTTTTAGGTAGTGGGTTTGATTATCAGATATCAAAGAGATTTAAATTCAATGTTAATTATAAATTGAATCTCAGTACAAACCCTGAGTTTCCCGTTTTATCCTTTTTCCTAATTGGTAGCAAAGTAAACTTATGAGAATTTTATTTACAATATTTTTATTTTTCATCTTTCAGACAATTTGGTGTCAGTCTGTTAGTGCTCCTCCAGGTAGAACCTATCAAGTAAGCACCTCAGGACAAGATGCCAGTGGATTTATAATCAATGGATTCACATCTGAGACACTTTTAACATCTATTGGCTTGGTTAATCCCCCCGCGGGAACTACATTTTCAATTACAACAACAACTGGTCTTTCATTTGCTACAGGATATAGCACTTGGTCCAATATTACAAGAATAAGTTTCACAGGAACTCAGACTAACATCAATAACGCCCTTGCCTCACTTAAAATCAACACAGGGTCGGCAACAGGAAATGTTCAAATTTCAGTTTCAACAACTATTAACCCTGTAGGGTATTATTATAACGCAACTAACGGACACTTTTATAGACCAATTTCCACAGGGGCAACATACGATAATGCTAAGACTTTATCCTCACAACAAACATTCAAGGGACAATCAGGGTATTTGGTAACTATAACTTCAGGCGATGAACAGAACTTCATCATCGCTAATGTTCCTCAAAATAATATTTGGTTCGCATTAACCGATAGACTACAAGAGGGGTATTGGAGGGTTGATGCCGGTCCCGAAAATGGTCTTCTCATTAACATCGGTAATTACAATGGAAATCCACAACCTGGAACGTATCAAAATTGGTGTGGTGGTGAACCAAACGACGCGGGTGGCGAGGATTATGCCGTAACTAAATGGGGTGGGGGTGGTTGTTGGAATGATTTACCCGCAACTTATTCAAACCCATATGTTGTGGAATTCGGTACATGGTCAAACCCACAAGACGCCACATTCACAGGGTATTACGCAGCAAACACAACTAACGTAGTAGCAATAACTAACACCCTTTCAGGTACAGTTTCCGTTCCGTCTTTAAGTCCTTACCCAACTTTGACATTGTATAGGGTAGTGAATAATGTAGAAACTCTTGTCGATTATAAAACGTTGACATCAAGCGGAACATACACCTTCACTTTACCTCAACAAAATTCTACATACAAATTAGTTCCATCTTTACCAATACAAGGATTAACAACAACAGATTTCACACCTCTTTTCAATGAGATACAAAATATTAATACACCAAACAATATATCATCAGGTTTGTTTTTAACGGGTACCAAACAATGGAAGGCTGCGGATGTGAATAAAAATGGGATTATTGATTTGGGAGATGCTTACCTACTTTTATCCCACGTCACAGGATTCAGACCAATAACAGAAGTACTTTGGTTTAGCTCAACAAATTATGATTTGATTAACAAAAACAATTTTGGTAGTATTTCTCCTGTGACTTCATTTACTATAAATGTGACGACTTCTAATGTAACACAAAATATCAAATATTGTGTTTTGGGAGATGTCAATTTATCTCATTCTTCTCAATAGAAAATATTTATTAGTAAATTAAATTACTATGTTATTAAAAGTGGGGTCCAAAGGAGAGGACGTGAAAAAACTCCAACAAAAGTTAGGTTTAGGTGCTGATGGTATATTTGGTAAAGGAACAGAACAAGCTGTAAAAAACTTCCAAACAAAAAATGGATTAAACCCTGACGGTATTGTCGGAGAACAAACATGGCAAAAAATCATGGGTCAAGCAACTCTAATTACAGAACCTGCCCCTGTCGCCCAAGTAGTCTCACAACCTGTTGCATCTGTTGGTGGACTTAAATTAGAAAATTTAAGGGGTCATATTCCTGATGCTGTTATTGCTCAGATTCCCGATACAGCAGCTAAATTCGGTATTGATACCCCCGTAAAATTAGCACATTTTTTGGCCCAATGTGGTCACGAGTCAGGTGGTTTTAGAGTTACATCAGAAAATCTTAACTATTCTGCTCAGGGTCTTAAAAATATATTCCCAAAATATTTCAGAACAGTTTTAGCCGAAAACTACGCTAGAAATCCTCAAAAGATAGCTAATTTGGTTTATGGTAATAGAATGGGAAATGGTCCCGAAGGTTCAGGTGATGGTTATAGATACAGAGGACGCGGTTACATTCAATTGACAGGTAAAGACAATTACACAGCTTTTGGAAAAGCTATCAACGAAGATATTGCGGGTAATCCTGACCTTGTTCAAACAAAATACCCTTTGTTGTCCGCAGCATGGTTTTTCTACAGGAACTGTCTTAAAAAATGTGTCGACGCTTCGGATGCTACAGTAACAGCTGTCACAAAATGTGTGAACGGTGGTACAATAGGACTCCCCGATAGATTAAAACATTTCAAGGAGTATTACAATTTATTGAAATAATCACAGTTGGCGATGGTAAAATTTGAACTTTTTTCAATTTTTATTATATTTATAACTGACATCACCGTAAGGTGTTCTCATATATCCTTTCCAAAAGACCCGTCAAAATTATTTTGTCGGGTCTTATTTTTTTCTTATCTTTGTTCAAACTATAAAAATGGATAAACAAAGTAATCATTGGGGAGACGTTATCATTTGGTTAGAAAAAGTTGCTAAATCTTGTCAAACCAAAGAACAGGCAGAAAATTGTGAAAGGTTAGTATGGAACTTTCACAGAAAATACCAAAAAAAACTCGGTTTGGCAGAATGTTTTGACCTCACAAAAGAGATTGATAAAATACTTTTGGAATTCAAACTCCCCGCATTTTATAAAAAACAAAAATTATGAAAGTAGTCTTTACTGAAAGTTTTTGGAAGTCTTTAAAAATTATGGCTAGACACCAAACTTGGTGGTATAGAACCTATGAAGTTTTTAGATATAAGCTTCCCGCATTTTTCCGTAATCTTTATTATTTCAGACGAGAATTATGGGAATTTAGAGGATGGGATTATTCATTCAATCTAACTTTGTTTGCACGTTCCCTTGAGAAAACATCCGAAGTTTTAGAAAAACATGGAAATGAGGTGGAGGTTTCAAAGAACAAAAAAGTTGAAAAAATAAAAAGGGTTATTGAGTTAATAAAGAATAGCCGAGAAGACCATTACATTTATCGCGCGGAGGAAGAGTTAGGTGAAATCAGAGGGGAAAATTGGTTCCTCGGAGATGACGAATTAAATCCTGAGGACATGGAACATAATAGAAAGGTCTACGCTAGAGCTCGTGAAATAGAGGAAATAGAATGGAGTGAAATTTGGGACATTTTAAGGGGTCAAAATATCGATGAGTACCGAACCCTAATGGGTAAGTTACCTCCCGAAGAAAAGGATAAAATGGACGTTTGGAACGATTGGTATGACGGGTCAGGTATTCGTAATTGGTGGGATTAAAAAAAAGTAAAAATTATGATAGCGTTTTGGTTTTTTATGGTTATCTTTGTCTTGACAATTTCAATACTTTGGGTAAGAGGTATTGATAATATGAAAAATAATCATCCTGATTACAAGGGAGAAGATTTTTTGGATTGGGACAAAATGAAAAAATATGAAGATAACCTTTATAAGTGACACTCACAACAAACATAATTACTTAACCTCGAAGGCTTACAATAATATTTTGGGTAGTGGTGATGTTTTGGTTCATGCTGGTGATTGTACTAGTATGGGTAAAAGTCATGAAATCAAAAATTTTTTAGATTGGTTCAGTAATACTGATTATACTCACAAAATCTTCATCGCAGGAAACCACGACTTTGGTTTTGAAGTCGCACATGACATCGCTCCTGAATATAAAGAAAAAGGGGTACATTACCTATTCGACAATGAAGTTGTTATTAATGGAGTAAAGTTTTATGGAAGTCCTTGGCAACCCGAGTTTTACAATTGGGCTTTTAATTTACCACGAGGAGAGAAACTCGCGGAAAAATGGGCATTAATTCCAGGAAATACCGATGTTTTGATTACACATGGACCAGCGAAAGGTATGTTAGATTACACAATGAGTGGAGAACAAGTAGGTTGTGAAGATTTATTCAAACGAATTCTCGAAGTTCAACCTAAAATCCATGTATGTGGACATATTCATTGGGCATATGGTCAAAAAAACTTTTTCGGTGTTGAGTTCTTAAATGCGTCTGTACTCAATGAAAGATATCAACACGAAAACAAACCTATTTCATTAGAATTTGATATTGAAGAAAAAAAAATCGTAGAGTATTATGAAAAATAAAAACATCCTTAAAGAATTGAAAAAGTTGAATCCTGATGACACAACAAAGGTCACATTAATTTTCTTCAAAAAGGCTTTGAATGAAATAAACTATGTCAACGGAACTTGGGAAGAAAAAAACTATTTCTGCGAAGCTTCCACGAATTGGAGGTCTGCGGAACTTTTTACAGAAGAGATGAGTATTAGTGAAATCATCGAACTTTTGAAAAAGAAAAATATTTCTGAACTTGACCAATCAGACTTTAACGGTCTTCAACTACTAGAATCAACTGATGGTTCTACTGATGTTTATGATATCGAATGGGATGATGTTCTTACTGAAGAGGAACTTGAAAGAGCACCGTCAGGAATGGACATGTATTGGGATGGTGACATAACCGATACCGACTACGAATTCACAACCGACTCGATTTATGAAATGAAAATAGAGTGTGGGGATTATTCAATAACCATAAATGAATAAAATGAAAAAAAATAAAATTAATGACGGACACTATCTTGAGTTGATGGATAGAATTCATGTTCAACTATGTATGATAGATGACCATTTGTTGAATCACGTGCTAACAAAAAAATTAAAAAAGGTTCACAAACTTGTTGATAATGCTCATTGGAATTTATTAGAGTCTTATCAAATTGTTGGCCATGAATCTTATTCAAGAAAAGAAAATGAAAAACAAAAAGTTGTACTTAGACGACGTAAGAAATCCGAAAAGTGAGGGATGGACAATTGTTAGAGACTACGAACAATTCGTAGACTTCATAGAAAAGAATGGTCTTCCCGAGGAAATTTCTTTTGACCACGACCTTGGTGAAGATACAACTAAGGAAATTAAATCAGGTTATGACTGTGCTAAATGGCTTTGTGAATATTGTTGGGGAAATGGACTCCCTCTTCCTTCTTGGAATGTTCACTCCGCAAATCCTGTTGGCCGTGATAATATTATTTCGATTCTTAAAAGTCTTGAGAAAAAATTGAATTATTAAAAGGTGGGTTAATTCTCACCTTTTTTTGTATTTATTGTTGATGAAAAATAGTATTCTCGAAAAGTTACCTCTAAAAATAATTGCCAACATTGCGAAGTTGTGTATTGAAGATGGTTTCGAATACTTTTCACCATACAACGATTTCGAAGACAATATAGAAATTTTACAAACCGCAAGTGTATGGACTTCTCAGAGAGTTGACAGTCCCCTTGACTTAGAATTTATGTCAAAATTCATCACCATCAATGAAAAAATATTAGTGAAATGGATTGATGAAGATTTGAATTTCAAAGAAATTGCTAGTGATTTGATAATACCAAAGGTTAAAAGTTTCAAAGTACGTTATGAACAATGGGGACCCGCAACATACACACAACAATATAGTACCGAATGGAAATCTTACGATAAAGATTGGGTAAAATCCTCAATGAATGAGGAAACGATAAGCGGAACTTGGTATTATGCTGATGGTGAATACGTTGGTCACGAAGTTGACAACTGGGAACCTGATAACGATAAAATTCTTTATGTGGAAGAAATTGCTTCAGTAAATGAGGCCGTAAAACAAAAAATTATTTTGGAAAACACGTCAGAACTACTAAAACAGATTGATAAAAAATCTTTAATTGAATTAAGGGATTTAATCAATCAACGACTTTCTTCTTTTTAGACTCTTTTACTAAATCACCGATACTTTTTTTCTTGGAGTTGGGATGGACAAACCCTCTTTTGTATTTGTATTCCACTTCAACAGGTCCATTATTAGAAATTTTGGAGTTATACTTCCAAACTGAAATACAATCCTCATCTTCATAGACAACTTCCCATTTGATAGGTTTTGGTTCAGGTTTTTTTTCGAAAGGCATTTCTATTCTTTTACAGGTCCATACAAAGATATGAAAGTTTTATTAAATGAGTGTTCAACTCCGTTGAGTTTTCCGAAAGTTCCATAATCGGTGTCTGAATCGGAGTCTTTATCCTCTTCTCCAAAGTTAAATCCAGTTTTAGCTTCAGTCCTTTTGTATACGGATAATCCACCTATACCTAATGAAAGTATGAATGCTGATTCGGCATCTCCTTTACTTGTTTTAACTTGTATTGGTACCCATCTTTTTTCGACTCTATTTTCTTTTTTGATTGGAACTAACATATTAACCATCAAATCAATACCAAACACTTGGTCAACCCTATTACCATAAGAAGAAAAATCCATAACATCTTCAGGAGTAATGGATTGCTCCCTAAATAAAGTGGCGATATACAAATAACCCCTAAAATTAGATTCTTCTCTTTCTCCCTTTTTAGATGTATTTGTAATATTTTTTATTGATTTATTGTAAGAGTTTTTTGAGTCTTGAAAAATTGAATATTCCGCAAAACTCATTTCGGGTATTGATATATTTCTTTCATTTTCAACTTCCCTCAAAAACTCCAAGTCCTCGGGTGAAAAAAAAGTTTCAACATTCCTTAATTTGAAGAACTCGTTAATCTTATCTCTCGGACTACCACCACCCAATTTATTTTCTAGCTCATATTCGGCAATCAAGTCGGCCCAATTAGAATAATTTGTATCAATTTTATTTAGAATACTCCAATCTCCTGACTTATCTATGAAAGCAACGTACGAATCAATATTATTTGTAAGTCTATCAATCACTTGTTGAATTAAAACACCGAACTCCCCACTTGTTCCATCAACAAGGGTTATTACTTTTTTTCTATCTGTGGGAGTAAGATGGTCATACAAAAATTTCAAGTCAGTTATGTTTCTCTCTGCCCAACTACTGCTTGGAACTCTTATTGTTGTTTCGGCTTTATCAAATAAGTGCTTTTTATCTGTTTTCAACAAGTCTAAGTAGGCACCTACACCCTTTTGAACAACATATTTTCTCAGAAATCTGTCGTTCTTTATCAGATTAAAACTCGTACTTTCTTTCTTTTTTCTATCAAAAAAATCCCTTGCCGATTCAAATTGTTTGTCAGACAAATTCCCTTTTGTGAAAATTGTTCTTTTAAGAGAATTGATAAATTTATTATCTCCATCATAATTTAGAACCAAATCTTTTATTTCTTGGTTCCCAACAGTTTGTTCCATTATTGGAAATAATATTTTCATAACAATAAATAGATGTGCTAATATAAAAAACAATTAACAGAAACCCACATTAATTATTAAGGTACCTGCCAATTGGACAAATTTTCCTCCGTCAGAAATTGTGAAATTAGCACCTACTGGAGGTTTGGTAAAATTTCTATCACCATACAAATGGTCTCCAACTTCTAACTGTTCGAAAGGTTTTGTCATGTAGACTGTTACGTTGGCGGGATTAGCAAATTGATTACAGGAATTACATACGTCCTGATACCATCCTCCTGTTCTCATATTTTGGACATAACATAATGTGGGTGTTACGGTAGGTGTTGGTGTGTAAGTAGGTGTTGGTGTTTGGGTTATTGGAGTACAAGATAAAGAAACCGTTGGTGTTACAGATGGTGTAATCGAAGGTGTTGGTGTTGCTGATGGACAAGGTCCAACTAAGTTTATTGTAAGAGGTGGACTATAATCCTCAGTCTCAATACTTTCAGCACAAACGTATGTGGTATCTAAGGTGTTAATTGTACCGACAGAAACGACACCCTCTGTACATCCTGTATACCTAAAATAACCTTCTTGTACACTATTATAATTTACAACAACAAACTGATTACACGACATATCGTTATTTAGGAAAAATCTAATTAATGGGAATAAGTAACCCTTTTACCACGATAATAAATATCAAAAAAACAAAAAAGGGGAGCCGTCGCTCCCCTTATAGTCCCCGTCAGGACAGTATGGTCACGTTTTTAGGGGTTGGGAATCTTGACCTTTATTTGAACCCATAAGAGTGGACAACTCGTGTTTTAATATTACGACCAAAACACCCCTGAAATGTCTGTGGTTGTTTGCTTATTAAGGATGAAGCCGGAATTTCCTTTCCTCGTAAACCTCCCGTGTTTTGTTCGTCACTGTATTTCTAATTTGTAAAGCGGAGAAGAAAATTGGACGGGTGAGTATGGGGAACCACCACTAAGTAAACATTCCGCTGTCCATTTTTTGTAAAGATAAGGAAGATTTTAATGCCTTCCAAATCTTTTGATGAAAAATCAGATAAAAATCTGAAAATTTTCGTGGTTGGGGGTGGAGTCGAACCACCGGCACAAGACTGTTCAGGTCCTTGCTCTACCTAAACCCCGAAGAGTTACTGAGCTACCACAACCAAATGTCTTACAAAGATAATTAACCTTTTTGAGACCACCAAACTTTATAAGAACTTTTTAAGTTTAAATACCGAGTATCTTTCATCACCTATAAGTTTCAAACTCTTTACAAAGATAAAAAAATTTTTCGAATCCACCAAAATTTATTTCAATATCCTTGTTGGATTGTCATTCCCCAACAAAAATTCAGAAAACTTAACTGTAATATGATAGCAGGGGTTTCTACCCCTGTTTCAAGGAAATGATATTTGTCATATCGCAATGAAATACAAGGTAATAACCAATAATTCCCTTTATATTTCCAAACTTTTGTAGTTTTGATGAACCATTTCATAATTCAAAGGTAAGAAAAAAATTAAATCGATACTGCGTCGATGTATTTTTTAATTGTTCTCCTTAAAGTAGGTATACCGATAGAACCCCACTCATTTTCGAGCATAGAACTTATATATCCCACCAAGTATTTTTTGTTGTCCTTGATTGGGCGGACTTTGTCATCAACTTTTATAAATTTAATAGGTTCGCTACTCCAATCGTATTTGTATTCGGTGATTGGGAAGTGTCTTCTCAGGTGAACGTATAAATCATCTGAAGTTTTTCCACTATATTTTGACAGATACTCTTTTTTTTCTTGTAATGTGAAATACATATTTATAAATATAGAAATAAATTAACAATAAAAATTTAGAGAATGGCAAAAGGTTCAAAATCAGCAGGTGTTTCAAGAAAGATTTCTTTCGGTAGAAGAAAAGGTGGAAGTCCAAAAAAATCTTATAACAAACATTCTCCAAGACCTAAAGATTACAGAGGTCAGGGAAGATAATATCTCTAATGACGAAAAAAAAGAGACTTTTCAAGCTCTTAGAGGCTGCCATAGAAGAAATGGAATCTGAGTCCATTCAAGAAATCTATGGAAATGGTGCGAAAATCAAAATTCACGCCATGACACAGAGTTTCTCGACGAAATCCATAATTTTCGAATGTGTTATTGTCTTAGGTGAGACGATTAATGAAAGTGTTCTTGATAGAACCTTGGCAGATTACGTGGTTCAGGATACTTTGGAGTATTTTTTTCCCGAACATCAAATAAAAACTATTATCAGGTGGGACGTTTGAGTTTAAGCTCTTGATTTCCTAATTTCTTCTAATAATTCCAAGTTTTCTTTCTGTAAAAATTCAACCTTAACAGTCAAAGCAGATACTTTTTCAGTTAGTTGTAAGATGGTACTTCTCATATCATCTTTTTCTCGAGAACTTTCTTGTAATAATGCCTCTAACTTCGCGATTCTATCTCTACAATCATGACGAATAAATTCTTCATCTCTTTCTTTTCTCATTGCTCTCTTTTCGTAAAATCTCCAAGCACTTGCCGAACCTAAAACAGTAATGATGGTGATTAGTATAGTGAATAAATTTTGATTGTCCATTAATTTTTTGGCATTTAATCTATAAATATAAAAACCAAAAGAAAAATTAATTTTTTTAGAAAAAGGTTTTTGCTAAAGAGGGAAATAATTATTATTCTTATAGAATAATAATAGAAATTATAATAAAAAAATATTAAAACTAGTACTAGTAAGGAATTTTTCCGTTTTTCTTAGATGGTCAGACTTTAGACCATGTCATATCAGAGTTTAAAACAACAGAATATAAAAAGGACTTTGACCATTCGGTGGGTCCAATGAGAGAAAGGGTCTTCGACCCGTCCAATTCTTCGTATAAGTGATATATTTCCCCGATTTTCGGTTCAAATTTATAATTTGACTCATATACCTCTTGTTGTAGGAGGATTGAATTTTGGAGGGTTTCTGCCTCTTTAACGAGTTCGTCAAATCGTCTCTTCACCACTCGGTCCACTTTGTTTAGACCGTGTTTCTTAAATGCCGTTAAATCTTGTGCTTCAATCTTTGGAGCACCAACATGGGTTGGATAAGGAATTATCATCGGTTGTAAATTAACCTTGTCGATATGTGATTGTGTTGACATAAAAAATGTCCCTATTGGGACATTATAAAAAAATAATTAACTAATTCAAATTATTCACCCTTCGCAAAAGAAATACCATGTTTGATAAATTCCTTAGCTTTTGGTGAAAGATGTTTGTGAGAATAAATTTTTTCTAGGTCTTTGACCAATTCTTCACCGTGTTCACTTTCTTTGTAAACTTCGATAATTTTATCCATAGCACTGTGACATTCTTTTCTTACGTCATCGAAATATCTGTAAGGTTTGAAGGTTTTTAGACAATTCATAAGTTCATAAGCTAAATGTTCTCCACCATCTGAGATTCTCGGGTGAAGTCTAATGGTCTTCAAAAGCTCAATCTTGTCAGCTAAACCGTTGACACCATTTTTTCTTAACTGAATTCCTTCTACGTAGTCAGATGCCTCATCATCACCCATAATCTCCTCCAAAGTTTTAACATTACCCGAATGACAAAACTTTTTATTTTCAGATTTTGGTTCCTCTGTGAGATACAACCCTTTGATACGTTGGATTTCTTCTTCAGTTATCGAAAATTTCTTACTCATACCAATAAATATACCTATTTGTCTATTTATGTTTATGAAAAATTTAATTTATGTAATTCTGTTTTTTCCACTTGGTCTATTTTCTCAAGACACAATCAGGATTAAACATACAAATTTCGAAACAGTGTTCGATAAAGGTAAAAAATACCCTGTTTTAGTAGAGTGGTGGGTTACAAAAGAGAAAGTTGGTTGTACAAACCCTTTAAAAAGGAAAGACAATTTTAAACCGGACCCAAAACTTCCAAACGAGACAGATATTTCGAAAGATTATGTTGGTAGTGGTTTCGACAGGGGTCACATGATGCCTGCCGCAGATAATCTATGTCAAACTCCACAGGTTCAAGACGAATGTTTTTATTTTTCTAACATGTCGGCTCAATATCACAGTCTAAATGCTGGTGATTGGAAATCTCTCGAAACATTTGTAAGACAGAAAACTTTAGAAACTGACTCTATAAAAGTTTTTGCCGGAAATTTTGGTGAAATTTCAAAAATCGGAAGAGTTTCTGTACCAAAATATTGTTGGAAGGTGATTTACATCAAAAAAGAAAAAAAATGGTTGGCCTATCTCTTCGAAAACAATAAGGAAAAACCAAATGGGTTCGGAGATAATGAAGTTACTCTTGAAAAAATTACAAAACTTACAGGTTTCAAATTTCTTTGAAGATAAACTTGTTCAAATTGTCAATAGTGTTAACAGAATCAATTCTGTCATAACACAAGTCCCATAATGTTTTTCTTTTAAGGAATGGATGCGGTTGACATTTTGCCCAATTTTTACCTAATTCAAAATCCTGTGTAGTCCAAGTCAATTTTTTCGTGGGTTTCCTCACAAATAGTCTCTTGAATTTTAACATAATTTCAAACATATAATAAAAAACCCCCTTTTTTCGGAGGGGGTTTGAATATAAAAAATTATCTATACAATTTTTGTGTTTCATTATACAAATGTTTCATTCTCTTTTCCAACTCATTAATTTTTATTTGGTCATTGTCTGAGACATTAATATTTTCAGCCTTAATTCTTCTTACTTGTTCCTGAAGCATTTGATATCTCCTCAACATATCGTTATAGAGTATGGCTTTTTCTTCGTTTGTTAATTTTCTCATAGTTTTTTTTTAAATTTAGGTGTTTCGGTAATTTAGTAAATCAATTTTCAGTCTTAACTTCCAAATGAATTGATTTTATATCATCCAAGATTTTGTGAATTTTGGATTCCGTGTTTGGATAGATTTTTTTCCCTGTTTTGAACATAGAAAGTAATTCATTTAGTTCGTCGATTGACCCTTTTATCGATACTTCCAATCCTTCGTTTCCATTAGAAGAGTCATAGTCGATTAGTTGAACATATCTATCCAAATCTTGTGCTGTTTCAACTAATTTTCCAAATTGCTTTTCAGAGATTAAAATGATGGGCATATCTTATATAAATACTACTCGATTACCGAACTGTTTTTCAAATGTAATATTCTAACTTTTTCCAAATTAAATCTTTCAATCAGGAGCAGAAATTTTTTAATGGTTTCATAGGAAAAACCATTTCTATTTTTTAAATCCCATGGCATCCTTTCATTTGAAAATTTTTCTAATACCCACTCGAGATTAGAATTTAACCTTTTTATTGTTCTTACTTCCATCTTGGTGTAAAATTGAAACCATTCCTTTAACAAATTATTTTTTACATTCGAATCTAAAGAAAAAACACTAAGAGATGAATTCATGACTTGTTGGTTATAGTCCAAAATATTTTCCGAATTGATTTTAAAATACCAAACTGACATAGAATCATTCAATAACCAAATCTCATTACTGTATGGAAAAAGAAATGAATCCTCTAGGTCCTCTTCTAGTTTTAAAAAAACAATTTTTTTTAGTCTCGGATTCATATTAATATAAATATAAAAACCCTCAATCGTTGAGGGTTTATAATATAGGTTGTCTTAAAATTTTCAATCCGTCATTACAAAAAATCTCAAATTATAACCCTCGGATGAATTGATTATTGATATAACTCCGAGATTTGACTCTATGCTTTTCATAACATCGATTCTAACATTTTTTCCTGTTTTCAAATCAAGTCCGGCGTATTTGAAACCTCGCAACGATTTTGTAGAAATCTCTTCTTTAGTTGCCACAAAAACTCTATACATTGAAGGTGATTTGGCAAATATACTTATGAACTCTTCTTCAACGGTGATACTGATGTCTAAATCAGATTGTTTGGTGTTCAATTGCCATTGTTCAGTTTTCGAGTCCCAAA